ATAGTATTTGATCGAGACAGCTGGAGATTTGAGCATTCACTTATGAAGAATTCAGCAACTAACTAACCATGAAGGGTGTTACACTTTTGCATTGCATTTTGTTACACTTTTCTATTGCAAAAAACATGTATACACACCCATCAGCATATAAAAACCCAAGCCAATATGCTTTTTCTTCTGTATCAATTTTGCTGAAAAATTCTCTATCTAACTCTTTATTTGAATGTTTACAACAATCTTTATCCTTTAATAAAGTTTTACTTCTCTTTCCTAAATTTTTTGACTTTAAAAAATCACTTATTCTATAAGTTCTACATTTTAATATATTTCTAATATTAGTTAATGTTTCTCCATCGTTGTACATTTTTAAAATAATATTTTCTTGTTCAATAGTAAAATCCATATTATCACCTATAATTTAACCTTTCTTATTTTTGAGCATAAAAAATCTCCAGTGCGTGAAACAACTCTGGAGTCTTTGTGTATTTATATGTATTTACTTCATTTATTACTTTAATAAAATTGTATTTTATTCCTATACTTTCAAGATATTTCATCTCTGGAGTAAATTGTGTTGAATATTCTTTATCAAATTTTTTGATAACAACCCCTCCTACATTAACTCAGCAATTTTCGCAATTCTACTTCTATAAATATTTTGTAGTTCAATTTCTCCGTATAAATCTTCGCCACGAAATACTTCTGACATTCTTCTCATTCCGTTATTAGCCCCAGAATATTGAGCAAGATCAACTTGGGCATTATAATCACCATCAATAATACATACACAATCTTCGCCAATACGTTGTAGTGCAAGTTTCATTAGAGAAATATCCATATTTTGTGCTTCTGTAATATAAACACCAGCTTTCATTCCAGTTGTATCAAATCCTCTAATATCTGATAACGGAAGGAGTAGTAATTTACCATCACTTATTAATTCTTGTACTGCATAAATATCTCCTAATTTAGCACTAAGCATATTGCCTATAGAACTATCTAAAAGTTTTTCGTCTTTTGAACCGGGATAAAAACCAAGCTTTGCAGAATTAGCCGTAGCTACTGTATTACAAAATACAACTATTTTATCTATTTTGTGTTTGTCTAACATATAAAATAAATATCCTAAAGCCAAATAACTTTTTCCTGTGCCGGCAGCGCCTTTTAACATTGTTATTTTATTAAATGACAAACTGTTTAAAGCACATAATTGATACACATCTCCTTGATATGGTTTCACCGTACCAAAATAATTAGATTTTACTGTTTCATTTTTAACATTCTCATGTTCTTCTCCAGACCATCTAAATTTATCAACTATTTCTCCACTTTTATTTTTAATGATTAAATATTCATTTACCAATAAATCATATGTATTAATATTTAAATGTTCATATAATTTAGCCATTTCATCATCATCCAAAGAAACAACTTTGAAACCAGTATAAATATCCTCTTTATCTGTTTTAGTTGATGATACTTCTAACTTAAATATATCTCTTGCTATAGTTCTACAGCATATGTCATTTGATATAAATGTAATAGGAGAGTGCTGATTATATTGATAAGCGCAAGCAATAATTAAATTGTCAGGTGATGATTCTAATTTTAACTTGCTAATAATCTTATCAGTTTTATCATTTGGAATCACAACCTCATATTTATTATTATTTTCATCTAATATATGGATTGCTTTTCTTGCTCTAAATTTTGTTTCGTCATCTTTATTTTTAGAAGTTTTAATGTGTTCTAATTCATGTAATGTAACTGAGCTGATAATAAAATTATCTTTTAAAACATCTTTTTGTAAATTTAATAGTGCATTTGTATCTAGGAATAATTTATATTCCATTAGTCCACCATCTTTCTATAGTATTTTTTTGATTGTATTATTATTTCTTAATATCATTACGATATTTTTCTAAAACTTTTAAAACCTTTTTACTTTCTACTACGAAATAACTGTGGTACTTTCTGTTTTTATTACCGTTGTGAACATACTTGTCAAATCCTTCGAAACGTAAATACTTAGCTTCGTCTTTTCTAATTGGCTTAATAATAAATCCTTCTTTCTTTAATAAATTTTCTTCCGTAGAAGAGATTACAGTATGTACTTTTGATATACAATCTTGTCATAAGACACGCTTTACCTTTAAGCTATACTGTATTGACCAGAAAGGATGGTGTATACATTTCTGAGCCATAATCAAACCCTCAAGCTTCAACACAGACTTGAACTGTGAACCCACTGCTTACAAGGCAGATGCTCTGCCAATTGAGCTATTGAAGCAAATATAATAAAAGACCGCAACTTAGACGGTCTATTTACACATGAACGATATTCTAAATTAATGTCCCGTCATTCACGGAGATAAAACTCAATGATTTGCGTAACATAGCATGTTAATTAATGTTGATAATGATTATTGGTGGAGTGACATTTCCACATCTCTTTAAGACCTATGGTAAACATAGGAGCGATAGCAGCCTGTTCTATCCTCAATAATCATTACAATTTTTTAGAGTCACATTACGAGAAATTTCTTCTTTTAATAATCTGAAATTGGCTGTTTTACGCTCATGTGTTATCACACGATTAACCACATTTACTCTAACTTCCCATGCACGTTAGAACCAATTAATTAAAATATCGCATTTTGTTTGCTGGTAGCGAAACACCATATTGTAACAAACAATGTTGAGTACATTGTGAAACTTGTTTCTTTGACATTGGACAGCTCACCTACGGTACGTAAGTGCGCCATCCGTCAAAGAATGGAGAATGATATGAAAACTAAAAGTCGTTAAAAAGCTTATTTGATTGTGAGTACAATGTATATTATTATTTCCTATACTGTATATATAACACATTAAAATAGTCTACAAAACTAGTGTTTATGCGTATTACAGTTAAAAAGATATTTCCTAATTGCTATAATATGACTTATTTTTAATGTTTTTTATTTCTTTTTTACACTTATCACAGTACTTATGTGGCTTTGTTTTGTCTTTGTCATACATTATATCTCCACAACACAAACATCTTTTTATTGGTTTATTTCGTTTTACCCCATAATATTCCTTTTGATAGTTTCTCATATACCCATCCAATCCTTTACATAAGTAAGCTATAGCAAAATTATCCTCATTCCAAGTATTTATATCAATCGTAAGATGACTTTTATCTTCAAAATCTTCAAGTGGTACAAAGTTTTCAAACATCCTTTTGAAATATGGTGCAATTAATTTCTTGTAAGCATTCCAACTGATATTCATTTTCTGCTTTGCATATTTTTCTTTTACGTTTATTGAATCAGCAATAATATTATCAATTTGTGATGTGAGAGTAGTAACATCATATTCTTCTCCAGACTTCCATCTATAATACATTTGCTTTGGTTGCTTAATCAAATCCATATATTCTTTTTTCAAACAAACATTTCCATCGCACAGATTAGTATAAATATTATTTATCTTTTGTCTAATTAAACTAACAAAATCAGTATCTTTTGTCATGGAACGATATGTTATATAACTCACATCGGAATATGTATTAAAAATTTGTCCTATTTCTGTACTTAATAATGACTTTGACACAGAAAATCTTATGTCCTTCTTATATGTGCTTCGCTTATTTTTACTAGACCATATTAGTTTCATAAATTCTTTTATTATGTCATCTTTTTCTTTGTCTATTATTGTTTCTTTATAATCATCTAATATTTCATATAAGAACTTATCAGATATATCATACATTCTTTTCACCATCCCATAATTCATAATATTTCCCCAAATATTCATAACTATATTCGGTTTTATATGGTGTTTCTACAATCATAGTACGTTTTTTCTCAGGAGTATTTTCTTTAAGATTTTTGATAATATAATCTCCATATCCATTCCAAGCCAATACCTTGCTTATTGACATATTTGAATAAGATACTTTAATAACATAATTGGCTAGGATTTCTTCATCTGTAACAATTTCAGATAATTTCTTTTTGTACTGATTTATTAATATTTGAGATTGATTATATTCACATTCAGTTTGTTTAGAAGATTTTTCATTAATCATTTCACGCCACTTGTCAGCAAACTCATTAATTAGATGTTTAATATTATTTATTATTCTTTTGTCATTTAATTCAAATTTACTATTAAGAATTAAACATCTAGTATCAACGACATTTCTATCCCAAACTATTTTTTTCTTTTCCCATGTGTCAATATAATCTGCAAGTTCATTCATAGGAGAAGGAGAGTGGTAAGCATTTAATTCAACTTTATCGGCATCGTCTTGAATTGATTTATTGTGACGTTTTAACTTGTAATATGTATTCATTTTTTTTGGATAGTTATACATCAAGAAAAATGGTAGTTGTTTTAGAAATCTTCTCAATCCTTTATTCATTTGCCACCTAACTCCAGTTTTCTGAAAATCAATTTCTTTTCCTTGAAATATTCTAAGCAACGAAACATAATCATCATATATCTTTTTCCATTTTGCATCAGTAGTGTACATGTTGCGAATGCTCGTTGCAACATTTGTAATTTCTCCTATACGATTATCTCTACTATTAACTTCATAATCTGTAATATTGTCTTTATTGTATTTTTTTACTTTTGCAGTTACTTTATCTTCAATGTCTATTATTATTGGTTTATCAATTTTAGACGATACAATGATTGGGTTTATATCTAATTTTATGGCATCCCCGTCCTCATCCATACCCCCTTGTTGTGGGGCAGACAAATCATACATATTAATCATTACAACGTCTTGGTCTTTAAAATTACTAAACCATTTATTTGTTATTTCATTTTCCACAATGTTTACATCATTTACTTCAGAAGGACAAACCAGTGGACTACGGAAAGATAATACTTTTCCTTTTCTAATTGTATCACAGTAAAATTCTTTCGCTTTTAAACAACCAACAGGTTCTTTGCCAGAAGCATATTCTAAATATCCTATCATATCCCCAACAACCGTATGGTAAAATCCATCTGAATAAATTTTTCCATACTTCATATCGTTTATTGTTTTCTTTAATTTACGATGTATATATTGTTTTACTGCTGGATCTTTTAGCATTACATCATTTATTAATGCTGCTTCAAGATATTTTCCTTCAGCTTCATATCTATCTGTATCATTAATACCTAAAAACTTATATGTATAAAATTTATCTCCTTTTATAATTTTTTCACATAAATCAGTTGAATATTTTGCAATTTTAATCATTTTCCCTTCGTTTTCTGGATCTAAAATATTATAATTCTTATAATTTTTTTCTTCAAATTGTTTAATATATTTATCATTCCATAAATCAAGGCATTGTAAATATTGAAAATTCATTTTTGTCATTAAATTAATATCTTTTAAATGGTGACTGTATTTACTAACACCTAATTTGAATTGATATTTCTCAATTGTTTCAAGATACTTATTCCATCCGTCAGAACCATATTTATTTTTAAATATACCAAACCCTTTAAACATTGAAATATTCCATAGACAATCAATATCATCAACATTATGCATATTTCCAAAGATATCAGGTATTTCAGTTGTTCCTAAAACATATTTTAAATAAATATTGAAATCTTCAAACTCAACAGAATAACCCTTAAAGAATGGAAGTCTAATTTGTAGTCCAATTGGAATATAATCTAGTCCTAGAGCTGTCTTTGCCATTTCACTTACTTTTCTTGAATGACATCCACATCCGTCAAACGGAGATAATTCAATAGAATGATAACCTTCGTCAATTTCTCTTGCTTTATATTTTTTCACCTCACCAGTTTCTTCATCAGTATATTCTTTATCTTTTTCAACTACATATCTAATATATTGATCTTCTAAAACTTTTTTATATTCTCCAATTACAACAATATATGGTAATTTGTCTTTAATTAAAGTACAAGAACTGAAAGGGAGACATCTTTGTGCTTCATATTTTGAAATAACACATTCATCTATTTCAACGTCCATTTGAGTAACCATAAATAATTCTTCGTAAATATTAGCATCGCAAAACGCAGTTATTCCATCTTTGCCTTGAGATGCAGATTTACCAAATCTAACATAGTTTACTCCGTTATAAGTAAAACCATTGTTCAGAACATATCTTAATTCATTCTCGGTCTTTGGATTCTTTGGTGCTTCAACTAATATAAACTCATTTATTCTTTCTGAAAAACTTCCACGTATTCTTTCTATCTGGTCAAACAGAATAGAATTACTTTGTGCAATAAGATAATCTACCTCATCATCTTTGGATATTTCCACATTATATGAATGTTTTATTATTAATTTTAATGGTATTTTCGCTAATACAAATTGTTGTTTGTCCATTAATATCCCCCTAATTATAAGTATCTTTTATAAAATTCATTTGCAATTGGTTCTGACATCTCTAAATACTTTTTATAGCCTTCAAAATAAATACAAGGCTGTCTCATTTTAAAACCTTTTATTTTATCAATAAAATAATCATAGATACCACCAGCTAAAATATCTTCGTTTTCAAATATTCCTACAAATTGTTTTTCTTCCCAAAATTGTTTTTGTAAAACCGGATGAAGATTTTTAACATATATTGAATATGCTGTTAATTGCTTATAAAAAATATCAAGAGAAGCATTATATCCATCTTCCATAATTCCATTTTCAATTACGTGAACAGTGTTATCTAACTCTTCAAAAACAGTAGAGTGACAATTTGGACAAATCATTGTTAAATAATTCATGTCATCAATTAACACAAGTTCATCTTCACATATTGGGCATTTTGTAATTCGTTTAAAATTCTTTTTCATATTTTCATTCTCCTCTAAATTGATTGTTTATATTTTTGTTAATAGTTTCTAATTCCAAATCAAACATTACTTCTATCAATATGTACTAATTGTCTATTATTATCTGCTAATAAACTTTATATTAACTTACAGTAATAACAATCATCTTCTTTATCATATCTCACATTCACATCAGGAATAACCATCATTACTTCCCGTAATTGACCAGTAGAATATACAAATCCACGCTCACCATGTCTAATTGTATCGAGACAATCATTAACAATAGCAGTAAAGTACTCATTGTATTTTCCTTCTGGTATGTAATATCTTTTGCCTATGTATGGTGTTATAGTAGTTCTTATATCTTTAATTATTCTAGTGTGTGCAATAGAGTGGTTATATTCTCTGGTTACGTTTTGATTCATTCCAGTAAGAGTAGTTCTCCATTTTAAGTTGGTTCTCCAAAAATTATTTGTTGTAGCGTTTATATTGTTCATTATTATTTATTAATCTCCTTTTATAGTTTTTCTGCTAATGTTTCTAACACTTTAAATATATAATTGATTTTACCTATATGGTTATTAAAAGATTTAACTTTTATCAACGAATCTTTATTTAAATCATATAAAGTATACAAATCAATAATGTTAACCTTGCTCATTTTAATTTTCTTTCCTAAATATCCTGATGCTGCAATGCTATTATCTAATAAATCATTCATGATACCTTTGACTAATTTGTTTCTGCATTCGTTTTCGTCCATAATTTATTTTACCTTTCTTTCCGTGCTTTGATCAAATTTTTTACTTAAATATTTCTTTTCTTGTATATATTCTTTTCCCCATTGTAGTTCCTGTTGGTAGTCATATTCTTTATCTATTCTATTTCTTTTATATCTGTATTTATTTACAAACATAGTTACTTCAGTATGCCAATTCCCATCATCATCCTGATATCTTGGCAATTCTTGTGACACCAAAATATCTAATTCGTTTAATATTTTTACTGATCGTGATATATAACGACCACTCAATCCTATATCTTTTTCAATATCTATGTACATACGATAGCAAAATTCAGGTTTACTAGATTTATCTCCAATATATCCATCTTGCCTACGTAGCATGTTTGTCCTTATATAAGATAATGTTAATAGTAGAAAAGCAGTATTCATTTTGCTTGTGTCTTTTGTGTACTTCTTAAAATCTTTAATCTTCTTAATCTCGTCAAAATAAATTAATGCAAATTGTGTGTCAGGACAGAATTTACTCATATCTAATTCTGCAACACTAAACATATCTGCAGATATAGTTCCTTTTACTTTTATGTAAGATAAGTCTTCTAAGCTAGCTATTACTGATGTTACTTGCTCATTTATTTTATTTTTATGATAGTCTTTTTTGTGACCACACCATTCAACTATATTATTGCAGCTAAATCCAACAGTATCATCAAGCCCCTGCTTAGATGCAAAGTATGAATACACGGAGATTCTTTTTTCATTTATATCAGTATTATAGATTAATTCTTTTGGTACTAATATGTAGCTAATATGGTTATACCTCCTTTCTAGTAATTTTAACTTTAGTACACTCGCCAAGGTGCAATATTCAAAAAATTTTTAATTTAGGTACACTCAAAGTGGCACTTTTGATACACTCCTAAACAAGATATACAAATAAACAAGAGATTACTTATTGCTTACGCAACTTATTGTTGTATTTTTGCATAGTTAATTTATGGTGGTATAGATAATATTTTCTTGTTAGTATGATTTGTTTCTTTTAATAAGTTTGTGTTAGTATTAATTTCTCGTTTCATATTAAGTCTCCTTTCTGATAAAATAGTTTATATATTTATTCTGTGTCTATTATTATCTGCAATAGATTATAATTTCAATTTTCGTTTAGATTTAAGTCGTGTCACATATAACTTGTTTCATTTTAACATATGAATTATCATCTGTCAATATTGTTTATTATTATTTGTAATAAAATTTTATAATGTATATTAGTTGTATCCGTCTCAATTAGATCAATTTATATTGGCTCAAGTTTACTGACTAATGTTGACTTAATTTTCTGGCTCTAGTTATATATTTTTATTTGTCTTCCTGACGGAATCCAAATAGTAGTATGATTATTATCTAACACAAGTTATTCTATATTTTTTAAAAATTTATTCTGTGGTAATTGTTTTAAGCCATTATATTTTTATAGGTATAAAATTATATCGTCTGATATGTTTAAATGGCTCTACAGAATTCCTACAAAGAAATACAAGGGTGATTATAAGTTAATTTTAGTGTAGATTGAGATAATTATAAATATTTGAGATAAATGTTAAAGTAATGGTACATAAATTTGTAATTATTGCATTTGATTGCTTAGTGTAATGATTTATTATAGGTTAGTTGATATAGGTTAATATTGATGTTATTTAATTTTTATTCTGTGGAAACGTTTTAAAGGCAGTTTATTATTATAGGTATATTAGTTATCCTATTTGATGTTAGAGTGGCTATATAAGATTGTTAGAGAATAATACAAGGGTGATAATTGAATGGATATGATGAGAATAGAAGGATATGAGATATTTTATATTATTTATGGTGTCATTTATTGATATAGTGATGATAAAATTAGGATGATAGGATATTAATATAACCTGTAGAGTGAATATTTGATGATTATTCATCTATAATGGAATATTTTCAATTGAATATCATGGTAGGTAGTATCTGGTAAAGTGGATTATGTGATTAATGTTTAATATACCCCTACTACTATTGTTAGTTTGATTTTTGATGGTTAATTTTACATATACTTCGATGAGATTCGATTATAGTGGTTATTATATTGGCTCAAAGTGCTTATTTTAGTAGTGTTTAGATAATATATTGGCTGTTTAGATTGGATATTATGTTAGTGTAAATTGGTGCGATTTATGTGAAAATGGGGTTAATTCGATATAATGTAGTAAAATCAATGAGTGTAGCGATTTTAAATGTAAAAATGGATAAAAATACACTAATTTTGTGATGTTGAAATTAAAATAAATGGCTTAAAATGGGCATTCTACCGAAGCGACTACCGAACCATTTTAGATGAATTTAGAACGTTTTTATTAAAATTGTGCTTCGATAAAAATTTTAGATGTCTAGATGTGGATGTAATAGATAGGGCATTATCCGGCAACCGGTATTTGGTTATAAATGTAAACTAGTCCCCCATTGTCTATATTGATTATATCATACTATATTACTATGGAATATATGAATAGCATAGAATCAAGGCTTTTAGATGTATAATTCTATAGTCTTACATTTTATCGAATTATCAATGAATAGTAAATTAATTACATATTGTATAATCTGGTAGATATAAATTGATACAATGGGATAATATGGCAATAAAGTATTATGTTATAGGTGTAAAGGTAATAAATTGGCAGTATAATCTGGCACTATCAATATATCATAATTATGATAGAATAATGATACCAGTTCGAATTAGCTACTCTGTATCACTTAGTAGTAAATAAAATCTATCCACATTCCATCCACAAAGTTATCAACATAATATAAAAGTTATCCACATAGTTATCCACAATATATCCACAATTGTTGATAGAATATTTATTCATTCCATTGCATAAAATATCATACCACTTCACATAATACAATATTAATATCTATATCATATCACATAATAAACTGTTATACATAGTTTCCAATACTACATATGTCACACTAATATAATAGGAATTAAATAGGAATTAATATATCCATCGCATAATCACAAATAATAATATACCGTTATAACCACTTAATAGCCTCATACAGCCACTTTACTATTTATCCATACTCTAATACCTTTTTATAAGTTATCTAAGTTAACTGATAATAGCGAATATATGCCATTATATCATACAATTGTCAGACAATAAAGATACAATATATAGTATAATATCAATCAATAAACCTATAATAACCGCTATATATAGTATTTACCATTAATAAGTATAATTAATATAATCATGCCTATTTATAAGTAATAAACGTAAATAATAATATACACAATGTATATTTGACATAATTTTGACACATATTAATATTAAAATAGTATTAGAAAGATAGGTTAGATGGGAGGTTATACTAATAGGCAAGATATTCATAATTGAAACTATGGCAGATTTACAAGCGGTATATGATAATAATATTAGACATTTAGAAAGGAAGTGCAATGCAATGACAATTAAAGATATTATAGAAATAGCAGAAAATGAAGACACTATGTATTGTTTAGAACAGATAAAACGGATTAAGGATAATATGCAAAGTAAAACAGAGTATGAACAAAAAACTGCACAACTAGAAATTAAAAACTGGGCAAAAAGAATAAAATATATTTTAGAGAATAACAACAATGAATAATAGATAATAATAATCAAACAAAGGACTACACGTCAAGCGTGCATGAACGACTGCAAAGTGTCACAAGTCCATTAGTAACAAACAGTAACCCATAAACCAATCACCTAATAGGAGGTATTCACCATGAAAACTCAATACATTTCAACTTTATCACAAGAAATACAATCACAAATTAAAGCAGATTTACAATCAATCGGACTTAATGCACAAGATATAGAAATTGCAATGAATAGCCGTTTATCAGATTTAGAAGATACAATTAACATAAGTAAATATTTAGCATAATACACTAGCCGTTGCATGGTGCATATCTACAAATAGGATTCAATTTCCTAGACGGCTTTTATCTTTAAAGTAACCCATTAACAATAAGTCCTATAGACCGAATAGGCTCTTGCACATTGACAAGTCAAATAAAATGTCTTACAGTACTAGAAACTGTATGGAAATATATAGTCAGTCCATAGCTAATATAATCTAAAATATGACTATAGCACGTTAAAAGCTAACAATAACAGTTAACTACTAACAGTTGGTACAAAAAGTAATAACAATAACAGCAACAATTAACAGTGTATTTATACTATGCTAGTAACAAAAAACAGTTAAACAGAAACTATATAATACAATTAGCAAATACAGTATAACAGAATAAAAACGAACGGCGAGACTAGTACTCAACCTTAGTAGTAATAAAATCTAACCTTACAATGAATTGCAAAATAATTGTATTTGAAAATCTGGTAAACAGTTTGTATTATGTTGCTAGTATAAATATTTACATTGTAACTATTAACAATCAATTATATTTAACAGAAAAGAGGTTATAACATGACTTTTTTAGATTTAATTAATGAAACTGGAAATGCTGACTTAATCAGATTATTTTTACAAGATAAAATAAACAAACTTGATTTAGCTAACGCAATAGGTAATAGTAATACAGATTTAGTTATAACTTACAAGAATCAGGTAAACAGTAAATAAACAATTAACAATAAAACAGAAAGGATAGTCCTATGAAAAAACTTTATTATAGTATAATTAATTTACATTTATCTGGTAGAGAATACGAAATAATTAAGACATACAAAGACGGTAGTAAATTAATAAAGTTCCCAACTTTTGGCGGTCAAACAATTAAAGCATATCAAGACGAACTCGACGAAAGTCAAAAAACTGCATGTGAAAATAAGTTACAAGAAGAACAAGAAAAAATAATCAATCATAAATGGCATTAAACCAGTAAACAAAACTAACATTTTATCAAGAAAGTAGAGGGAATAAACATGGATTTACGACAAAAGTTAATTAACATCATTTACGATAGTAGTATTTCAGAAGTAACAGAAGATAAAAACAATATACAATTGTTAGACTTAATCATGGATTCTTATTGTGACGATTTTATCTTATGGGAAAACGATATAACTATTCAAGAATTATCGGATATGATAAACAGTGAACGTATCCCAGAAAGTAAAAATCATTCTACTAATAAGGAACTAATAGAACAATTTACAGAAGGCTACAAATTCTTTTTAGGAATTGAATAAACAGTCGATAAAATTAAGAATTGAATCGGTTTAGTGATATTAGGCTGTAGACGTGCAAACCGTCAATAAACCACTAACAGTAATAAAAATAATATTATATGGAGGAATAAGCATGGCAAGTATAGAATTTATTACAAAGCGTATTCAAGGTAAACAAAAAGAGATAGAGAAGTTAAACAAAAAGCTTGAAAGAATTCAAAAAGCAAAACAATCTAATTGGCAAGTAAATCCTTATTACTATAGCGAATATGATTTAAACAGCACAGAAAAGGAATTGAACTATTGTATTAAACAGCTTGACGAATTACAAAATGATTTACAAACAGCAAACGAAAAAGCAAACAGCCGTAATGTATTAGCAATAACACAATTTTTGGATGCATGGCTACAACGTAATATTGAATTTTACACAGCAGAAAAAGAAAAGTATAACATTGCTTTACAAGATTATTATCAGCACGATAGAGATTATTGTAATTGGTTTAATTCAAAAAGACACGACACGACAAAAGAAGAAAGAAACGAAATCGAAAAGAATCACAAAGAGTATAGAAAGACATTCCAAACGTCATGGAGACATATAACACAATTTGACCACGGCGAAAAAGAATGGCACGAAACAATGATATCAGATTTAAAGCAAGAATATAACCGTAAATATGATTATATTATCGAAAAGACAAACGAAATAGTCGGAACTATTACCGATGCAAGTTATCTAACAGTTGACACAAACGACAATCTAAACGGCTACATTATAGGCACTAGAGGGAAAGCAAGTGTTAATACAATAGGTGCAGGCGGTTACAATATACAATGCTATCATTTTAGAACTTTAATTCATGAGATAAAATAATCATGCAGAGGACTACCGCTTACATAGGGTAGTAATGCACTAGGCAATGCCTAACCGTTCCAAGTCGGTAAATAAGCATAATATTAAAAAAAATGGAGGTTATAACAGTATGATAATGGTAAACAATGCAGAATTGGAAACGATTGACGAAATGGCTCAAACACTTTTTGATTTATATTTGGATATAGCAGAAGATCAGCAAGTTAATATATTTGTAACGGATGAAACAGGAGACATTAATTCTAATTTATTTATAACAAAGAAAGAAATATTGACACATGAAATAATTATACTTGGGAATGAAATATGTGCAGGTAGTCTTCATATGTTTTCACTTGACGAAGATGAAAGCAATTATATTACGGTTGAAGGAATAAAGTCTGTTTTAGATGGTTATGGATATTTAAACAAAGTTACTTATTATACACTTGATGATTTATTTTAAATCACTTCAATAGGATAACTTATTAACTACAAAACTACAAATAAATGTTGACAAATAACTTTATATGTAGTAATATAATAGTAGAGATAAACAGAACAGTTAAACAGCATTAAAGGAGGTTCTCACATTGGCAGATAAAGCAATAAACATTAAGATTAACGAGCGATTATATAAACAAATCAAAATTAAAGTAGCAACGGAAGACTTGACAATTAAAGATTATATTATCAAATTAGTTGAGAAAGATTTAAAAGAAAGTAAATAACAATCAAAAATAGGAGGGCTTAACAATGAATAGAAATTATACAACAAACTTAGATCTAAATTACAAGAAACAGCAGCAAGTAATAAAAGAAATATGTAACGAATTAAATTTAGTAGTGTTCTATCCTGATTATCACGCCGATAAGAAAGATAATAACACAGTAATGATATATACACATGAATCAAACGAGTATAACAATAAACTTCCAAAAGACGCAAACAACGATCAATACAAAGATTATGTATGTTTTTTAGAAAATACCGATTTAAATGGTATGTTTAGCTTGTCATATATGAATCATGGCAAAATTGATTTACGAGGATATAACACAGAAAAGGAAAAGATAAAAGATTTCATATCACAGAAACTAGAGGAATACAATAATAAATAGTTTGGTATTTATGGTAGGGTATCGGCTCAAATAATCGGTATCACTCCGTAAGCATTGAAACTGTTAATGATAGTATTAATTATATAGGAGGTCTTAACATGAATTTAAAAGAAGCAAAGAAAGCATTTGAAGATAATAAAATGGTACAACACAAGGAAGACAAGAATATTTGTAATTATATCAGTTGTTTTGATGACGAAGAGACTGGAGTATACTTAAAACATTCTCACACATTTATACCACTAGAAAAACTTCAATTATTCAATGTACATGATTATGCTAAATCATTATATTAAGAACAAATAATAATAGACAAACTATTGACATTTAACTAGTAATATAGTAAACTATTAAGTGTAAGGAGGTATTAAATACATGACAAACGCAACAGTTAAACAGCAACGTAAATCAGAAATCGGAATTAGTTTTAAAGTGAACAATGATTTTTATAAAAAGATTAAAATACAAGCCACAGAAGAAGAAAAGACGATAAAAGATTTTATCATTGAATTAATTGAACAGAAAACAGGAGTTAAAAACAAATAATAATAATAATCATGTAGGAGGATTTTAAAATGAAAACATTATATTTTGAAGGTGCAGGATGTGAAAATACTAACAGAGGAGAAATATCAAATTGCAGAATCAGAACAGCTTTCACAAATAACGATGGTAAAAAAGTATATGTTGAACTTTCTGGGGCAGAAAAGACAATGGATGATTTAAAGAAATATAAAAGGTTTGAAGGTTATGAAATAGGTGAAGCAATCGGATTTATTGATTCTTGTCATTATATAACAGATAATCAAAAAATTGATGATGAAAACAGTAACCGTATAAATATTGAGAATAATAGACATTTTTCATATTCATATGATGGTATATTAAAATTTATTAATGAAAATTGTAATTGTTCTTTTGACGACATTGAGGTTTTAGACTGGTTATCAGGTTATAGAGTTTTTGCAGATACAACAAAAGAAACTAGAAATACATTTTTAGCTTTTCATTATGGGGATGAATTCATTTACAACAAAGAATTAAATGAAGCACGAAGAGAAATTGAAAATCATTTCTATAATTTAGAAAAATCAGAAGGTAAACAATACCCAAACTTTTCATTGTGGGTAGATGACAAAGATAAACACCTATTACACTTATTAAGACACTTCAACGGATATAATAAACATTGGTCTATTCGTACCGATTCAGAAAATTGGATTGATACAGTAGAAGAAACCACACTAGGAAAATACGCTTGTTGATTTTAATATTTACTATGCACATTATAAAGATAATAATACACGTTATAGTGTGCATGAATAAGTATTAAATAGTAACTATAAACAATCAATTATAAAATGGAGGAATTAAGAATGGAAAATAATTATAATTATGATTTTGTAATCGTGGAAATGGCAAGCATTAAAGTTTATGATTTTTTAATCAATGGTGAATCAGTAGCAGAAGCGGAAGCAAGAGGAAATAAATATTATCAAGATGAACTAAAACTTGTAACAAGTCACTTAGAAAATTATGGTGGTGAGTATTGGGAAAATCAAGTAAAGGCAATTACTAAAAAGGTTGAATCCGGTTGTAAGCTAATGACTTATGAACAATTCAAAGAAGCAGAAAGAAAACATTTACTTGATGGAGAACTAACAGAAGTTACAGCGGATCAATTTGAAGATTCTTTAAACGTGTTACCTCCTATTTGTTGGACTACACACAATAATGTTGAAATGTTTTGTATGTCTGAAATGTATACAGGAAGTTATACTTCACAATATGCACATGATAAAAGAACAGGAAAATATTACACAAAACTAGTTGATTGTAAAGACAGAAGTACATGGATATGTGAACTATTAACAGTATAGAAAGAGGTAAACAAAAATATGACAATACAAGAACAAATTAAACAGCTTGAAAGTGAAGTAAGCTATTTATATGATAAGTTTACAAGGGCGGCAGCAAGTAGAAGCGGATCAATTTTAAATCAAATGTTAGATAAGAAACAACAAATTAAGGCATTAAAAGAACAATTAAACAAACAATAATAAACGAAAAGGAGCGTAAACAGTATGAACACAGTATTAGACTAAAACAGAATATCAGGTGTGTGGATACAAATTGATTCGTATGATGAATTTGATAATTGTATTATTAAACAGTTTGAAGTGCCTAAATGGTGGTTACAGAAGCAAATAGAAGAATAATATAGAACAGTTACAAATTTTATTGATGAATACACAAGCGAAGACAGCCAGCCGATATATGAGCAAGCAATACTTGATGATGTAATCTTGTGTGAAATAGAAAGAAAATAACACTTCAAATTGTAATTTTATAGGCTATTTATTCCATAATGTAGTATAATAAAATCAAAAACGGAGGGTTTTAAAGTGAATAGTAAAGAATACAGATACCATTATATTAAGATTGATAAGGAAGAACAGGCTCAAACAATATCTGATAAGTTATATTCAATGCTTGAAGTTGACGAGATAGACGGAGATTTTACAGAGGATAACATGACAACGATTGGTAACATTCTTTATGCGGTGAATGGTTCTTTTACTGGCGGAAATGGTGATAGTTATTACAATCCTACTTTTAAAGATGATGTAAAGTATATTTCTACAATGTTTCCTGAAATTACTTTTACTGCCGGATGGACTAATCCAGAGGACAAAGAAGACAAAGAACAATTTACTATTATAAACAATGATGTTATAGGAAATCAAGAAGTAGATAAGGCTAAACAGATGCTAATGTCATTCTATGAAAAGGCTAGAGAAGAATACGACAGACTAGAGCAAGAGTTTGAAGAGATAAACAGAACTAATCCTAGTGGCACAGAATGGGCAACGTTACAGGATGCAATGATTATCTATTCTAATATTATAGATAAGCTTAGGCGTGAATATAACAAGTACAAGCAAAAATAGATTTGATATTGAATAGGAGGGGTTAACATGGGTAAACAGGATTTATTTGATATAGGTAAACATTTCATAGTTAGTGATTTATGGATATATAAATATTATAAAGAAGCTGTAAAACTTGTATTGATGACTTATAAAAAGATATTAAATGTAACAAGTACAGAATCATATAAACTAAGTTATGAATTATGGCTAGAAGCTAAAAGCGGAATGTATGAACCACCAAAATTTCAAGATTGGTGTATTGATATGGAAACAGAATAAGCAAATCAATGACTATTTTTATTAATATTTTAATAGAAGGAATGGTGAATTTTATGAATGGATATGAATTGACTGCACAAAGCTATGAAGCACTAATGAAGCGTGATAACTCAAATATAAGCAAAGATGATTGTGAAAGCAAAATAAAGGTATATAGGACATTAGCAAGTCTATCAGAATCAGAAATAATAGAGATTTTTAATTCCGGTGCGTTTAATGATGTATTAAAAGGTTATTGTAAAATGGCATTAAAAAATTGTGGTATAAAAGATAATCAAATATCATATGTCATGGATGAAATAAAATGGTTACTAGATACAATACCAGCAGCACAGGTCAAATGACGTTAAATACAAATAATAATACACATGTTTCACGTGAAACATATTAATGGAGGAAATAATTATGAACGATAATATATCTTTAACAGAAGAACAGAAAGAATTTAATAAACAGGAAGCTAGGTCAAAATTAATCAATATTATATTGGAAAAAATAATGGAGGAAAAATTAAATGCAAGATACAACAAGAACTAATAATACAATCCGGTTATTCACTTATGATGATGCAATTGCACTATATAAGCGAGAGAAACGACAAGCGAAGAAAAACACATTAACGGCAATACAGAATTACTTTATTGACCATTACATAACACAAAAGATTATTGGATTATTGATACTTATATTGATAACAATGTTAAGTTTGATTATTCAGGATGCAACAGCTTTAATATTTATGTTACCGATATGTGTAGGTTTAATGTTGGCTAATGAGCAGTTTATTGGATAGGAGGGTAAGCAGATGGCTAGAGACTTATTCTTTACAAAAAAGACATAGAGATTATATTACATTATATTTTCTTGGTGAGTTTGAAGGTAACTATGATAATGATGCAGAAATAACAGAAGCAAAACGCAGAATACTTGAATATTAAATTGGCTATATGTAAATAATAATAGACATACAGATTGACAAATTTAGTGAGCAGAGTTATAATAGCATTAATATGAAATTATTGTAACAGCAAACAGATTATAGTATAATCAAAAATAATAATGGAGGTATATAGTGAAGACTAAACAAGAAATATTAAAGGATCTATTTTGTACACTGGCAGAGTTACAAAGTGGAACGGCTTCAGGAGATTTAGAAAACTACCTAAGAATTAAATTAGAAACACTATACAATTTGATGGGTGAAGACGTACCAGAGGAATATTGGGAACAGATAGAAAAAGAAATAAGTAAATAGCAATTAGAATATTGATTCCATTTGGAAATTAGGAGGGTTTAAAATGAAATATGGAGATATAGTGAAATATAAAGGTCAACTAGGAGAACTTGTTACAGATGATAAGAAAAACTTTTTGTTCCATCCTGTAAAATTTGGAAATTATTATTACAATCAGTTAGACATTGTTACAGAGAATGACATTGAAGTTGCTAATTTTGATGAACACATAAGTTATATAGAGCAGGAATTTGTATGGGGCGAAGTAATCAAAACGCATTGTATTGGTGAATATCAAATAATGGAATTTAAACCAGAACACAAAGAAGATGCAATATCATATCATGGATATATTAATTTTGAAGATACAAACACAACTCATTGTTCTATAGAAAGTGCTTTAATATCATTAATAGCAAGAAATAAATTAGAAGTAAATGAAGCAAGATATGCGGAGTTATTTATTAACAAAATGCTTAATGGCAATCTGTAACATGTTAAAATGATTATTTTATTAGGAGGAGAAATATAGATGAATAAAAATTTAAAACTAAGAGATTACTTAAGTAAAAATAATTTGAATATCGATGGTAGAAATATTCCTTATCAATTAGTTACGGCTACTGATTATTTATATGCTAAAAACGAAAATATAACAGAAGATGAAAGAGATAATTTTGTAGAAGAGAATAACGAGTTATATAAACGAATAAATCAAGTTATGGCACTAAAGCAAGCTTGTGTATTATTTAGAAATACAAGTTATAGTTGTGGGAGTTTATCTGACGATTTATTTGATTTGAAACTAGAATTAATAAGAGAGTTGAAAGAAAAATATAATTATGATTTTGATGAAAAACTGGTTGAAAGTTATCCAAGTGAAGAAGAGTATAATAAAAAGACTAGGTAATAAGCACAACAATTGAACACTTTATTGGGTTTTTGAAAGGAGAAATAATTATGTCAGTAAAATTTGCAAAGTATTATAATGTAACAAATTTAGTAAAGAAAATGATTAAAGACGGTAAATTAGATTGTTATTCAGATTGTATGGATAATCTGTCAGGAGTATATATTTGCAGTGATACAAAAGATTTTTGGGTTGCGAGAATTAATAAAGATCTGAATGATGAGTATGACGAAGAAGAAGTAGTGTACCTAATTGAAAGAAATAAGATTGATAACTGGGATGTAATTGAAAAAGTTGGTGAGACATTCAATAAAGAAACTCCTAGACAGTATACAAAAATCGATATGCATAATTTTATCAATGAGACATCTGAAAGAATGTTATTTGAAGCTGTATTAATGATAGACGATTTTAATGGACTAGAAAATTGGGATAATTATCAATGTGATAGTTTGGAAGATGCAATTGATAACCTTGCTGATATTTATGGAATTGAAGAGTTTAAAGTTGCAATGTAATATTTCCATCCTGACGACTATACAAAACATTGTATAAGGTCGTAGGCGCAAAGCTACAGGATGGATTGAACCAAGTAGCCAATGACCAATTAATCGCCTAGAATGGCAAAATAGAAAGGATAGAAGGCATATGGAATTTAAGAAGGAAGATTTAGATAAGAAAGCATGTGATACAATTTATGGATGTACTATTAAAATAACATGGAGGCAGTTTATAAAAGCATGGACAAAACTTATTTATAAAGATTGTATTTTAACAAATGAAGAAATAGAAGGATGGACAGACGATCAATATAATAGAGAAGTGTCTTTTATCTATGGTGTTTATAAGGAAAGTAAGAAACGAAGAAAGTATGCATGAAACAATTCTTTTAAGTGGTTTTGCAGATAATAATGTACATAAAAATAAATTTTAAATTCTTTATAAAAAGCATTGACATCCATAGACACATGTGATAATATGTATACATAAGGTAAATCAATTAAATCAATTAAATCAAGGAGGTCAATGATATGAATTTAAAAGTAGGAGAAGTAGCAAAGAGATTAGGGGTATCAGTTAAGACATTGCAAAGATGGGATAACGAAGGGGTATTTGTTGCTCTAAGAAATCCTAAAAATCAAAGATATTATACGGATGAACAAATTGAACAATTTGCAAGCAAGGCTAAAGAAACACAAGAAAAATATAAGTTGCTATTTATAGAGGCTGTATATGACGAGTATGAAGATTATGATAAGGTAGATAAAATACTTGAAGAGAATGTAAACAAAGGATTATTCTATATGTCAGGTGAACACATCGTGTACAAAGTTGAAAATGCGAAAGAATTAGCTTTATTATTTAATGTAGAATTGGAAATTGTAAAAGAAAGGTCTATCACGATATCCGAATATATTAGATATAATGATGGTGGTGAATATGTAGATATACTTGATATGCAAATTGGAATTGATAAATGTATTGATTACTTGGTTGAAAATCTTGATATTTACATCAGCGACATTAACAAAGCAATTGAAAACCTCTCAAACGATGATGATTCATTTGATGATGAGATTTCAAAATTAATTGACAATATGTTACCGATAGTAGCAAAGAAAAAAATTGATTCAGCAATTAAACAGTTGAAAGAAATGTCAAAAGGAAAATTTATTTGGAAGTAAAAAAGGGGGATTTGATTATGGAAACAGTAAAAATCGGTCGTACAGAAGTTAATAAAGAAGAGTTTATCAAAGCAGTAGCAAGCAACAATTCATTTCCAAAGATCATGTCAGAGTTAGGCTTCAATCCAAATGTGGGAAGCGTAAAGTTAAATATCAAAGATAAGATTATTGAGTTAGGACTTAATCACTCACATATCATGCACTTTGATTATCAGACACCAGACGAAGTTATGCAAAGAAAGATTAAGACATTCAACCTTAATGCAGATAACCAAATATACTATGATGAATTTCTTTCTTCTTTGCCAGAACGAAGTGTAGCTAATTACAAGTCTAGCTGCGGTAACTTCATGGAAGAGTTAAGTGAACAGGATTTTATAACAATAAATAAAGAGCAGATATTAGAGTTTGCAAGTAGAAAGAAAACAGAATCAATGGTAAACAATGTAACGGCTCATTTAAGGTCAATGATGATTTATCTTGTGAGCAATGATGTAAATGGTGCAGTAGATAAGGTTAGCAAGGAAATGTTAGTGTGGTTGATTTGTAAATAGTCAGCCAGTACATATAATAATTATAATAAACATAAGCAGAAAGGTTAAACAGGTGAATAATATGAGTACAATTTGTAAGGTTAATGGATTTGAATTAAATGGAGTTAACGGATTTTATAGTTTGGTTATGCCTAGTGGCAGCACTATGGTAAACGCATCTGGAAGTAAAGATGAATTGATTTCAGAGTTGAACAGATGGAAAGAAGAAGTTGACTTCAATAATGAGTTTATGTTAGAAGTTGAAAATAAATTTATTGATGAATTAAATAAACAGCCATATACTTTCGTAAGAGAGTTTGTACACGAAGAATCGCCACTTGAAGATTTAAGAGAGTGTGAGTGGCAATATAACAATGGTATGTGGTGTTAAAAAGCGAATAGATTACTTATTTGGCTTAGAGAGGGTGATTAAAGATGGATATAAAAGAGCAATTACAGCAAATATATGATGATTTATATGAGGTATCTACAGATGTGGATAATAACCAAAATTGGCAAGCAATTAGCAGATTGGCAAATATTCAAAATAGACTTGAGAGTATTGTTGATAAATTGTAGAATAAAATGATGTATTGAAAGGAAAATAGTATGGAAGATAGACTTATATTATTTAATAGGGCGTCTATACTAGTTAAAGAGTATGAAACAGACGGTACTAGCAATAATTTAACAGAAGCCATGTATGATTGCTTAAATGGATATATTAGATTATTTAACCAAGAAATAGAACAACTCAATAAATTAAATTGTATAGTTGATTTATGTAAAAGCAGATGAACTCGGAAATCTATAGACAATAATAAACTAAAACAGGAGGAAATAACAATGTTTGGACTGGCAATATTTATATTTATATTAATATGTAGTTTAGTATACGAGCAGTACGATAACAAGGTATTATATCCAAAGAGAAAAGCAGATTATGATAAAAGGAAAAGGGAGATGGGATTGAAATGAGTTATATTAAATTATCGGAAATTGAGAAACATAAAAAATTTCAATTGGCTACTATTGCCGGATATAAAATCGAAGAAGATAAAGAAACTCGACGCTGTAAAATAGTTGGTGCAGATAATTATATTGATAATAATTTTAGAAATATTGACGAAGTGCTATTATTAATCAAAAATGATTTGATGCAGAAAGGTTTTGTTGTTGCAAGTTAATCGGCTTATAGACATTATTCTATTGGCAATGTTATAATTAGAAAGGGTGAATAAATATGGGATTAGCACAGGTTAAACAGGAAGAAAAAATAGAGTGTAGTATAATTATGTTTCCACAAGATAATATAATAGAAAAAAAAGAGGAAGATACTGTAAAAGAAATTAAATTGAGACTAGATGGCACACCTAAGATTATCGTTAGGAATAAGAAAAAAGGTCAGAAGTCTGAAGTATATCCATTCAGGACACAAGAAGACATTAAAAACATGATGAATTATTTTATCGACAATAAATCATGGCACAGCTATTTATTATTTGTCTTAGGTATCAATATGGCTAGGCGAGTGGGTGATACCTTAAACCTCACATGGAAACATTTTTATTTTCCAAATGGCAGAATGAGAAGTGATGTACTTGAATTTGAGGAAGAAAAAACAGATAAATTTGCTAATCCTAGAATTAATAATGCTTGCCGTGAAGCTATTAAACTATTTATAGAGAAAACTGAAGTAGAACCTATGGAGAATTACGAGAAACCTGTATTTATGCAACTATCTGGGACTGGTAAAGGAAAGGTGTTTTCAAAGTCTGGTTATTGGGTTAATTTGAAAAAGGCTGCTAAAGCTTGTAATATAGGATACAACATAGCAGCACATAGCACTAGAAAAACTTATGGATATTGGAGTAGAAAACTCCACCCAAACGATACAGATTCCATGCAAATATTACAGTCAACTTATAATCATTCGTCTGAATCTGTTACTAATAAATATATCGGATTAACAAAGGAAAAAATAGATCAGTATTACGACGATATGGGTGATTTCTTTACAGAGTATATTATGGGTGACAAACAGTTTCAAAATACAGAGAACAAACCTATTGTATCACTTGATAGTAATGATTTAAGGGACATAATAACAATGGCTTATCAGGAAGGCAGAAAGAACGCTAGTAATAATGATATAGATAGCAATTTAGATATTGTTAATAGTATTATGGATTTAGCAGAAGAGTTGATGAAATAAACAGACTACTAACAACTATTAAACGGAGGATTAATTAAATGGGTTTATTAGGAAGTATAGCAGGTATATTATCGATGGGTGGATTAGATAATCATAATGTTAATCAAAAGATAAAACAAATGGATGACGATCCTAATTGTACAACTAAAACTGACAGGTGGTATAGAGAACATAATACTACACCGGAAGAGCAAGAAAAGTTGAGACTGAGAGAATCAATGATATATAGAAAAGAACATGGAATGACATATTATTTGAATGATGATGATTATAGGTTGAAATGAATAAATCAGAGCTTTGATTTGGAATGGAGGTAAGTATGAAAGTATCAAAAGATATTCAATATAAAATGCACAAAGCAGCTAGACTGCACTCAGAAGCAAATAAATTAATGGAAGATGTAAATGATTATTTTGAAAAGAATGGAATAGATGAAGATGTATTGAGATGTGGGAATGGAATATCGCTAGAAGAGGTTGAACTTGGAAACGATATAGTGGATGAATTTGTGTCATGGGCAGAAAATGATTTTGAATTATAGAAACACAACCAAAAACGATTTTGATTTGAAAATAGGAGGAAATAAAATGGAACAGAGCTGCGATACATGTAATAACAGATATGTTTGTGAGGGTGAATTTGAGTTCAATTGTAAAGAGTCAGGATATATGAGATATAGCAAAGATACAAGAGACAATAAAGAAAAAATTAATATACCAAAATATGATGAGTTAGTAAAAGCCTTAGAATATGCACACAGATTTGCGAGTAGAAATGATAGTTATGATCAAGAATATGTTAAAAATGTAATTGATAAATGCAGATGAAACTTAAATTTGATTATGAATGGAGAAAATAATGAAGAGAGATATGGATTTGATAAGAAAAATATTATTTGATTTAGAGAAACAAAGTGATGGGACACCTGTATATGATTTAGAAATTGATGGTCATTCAGATAAAGAGGTTGCATACCATTGTAAATTATTATATGACGCTGGATATGTATTAAACTATGATGCAAGTTATGCAGATGGCGATTATTTAATCGGATTTGGAGTTGGAAGTATTTCGTGGGACGGACACGAATTAATTGATACCATTAGAAATGATACTGTTTGGAATAAGACAAAAGACACCGTTGTTAAAAACGGATTATCTATGACGGTTGATGTCATTAAGGAAATAGCTACATCAATATTATCTGGTATGACACAGGCAGCAATTAAAGGGTTGACAACTTAAAACGAGGATTTCATCAAGAAAGGAGCAATGGATTGGGAGGATCAACAACTAGATTTAGTAAGTGTTATTGTTCTAAATGTAGAGATAAATATTATAAAGCATATTTAATAACTCATAGAAGAACAATTGACTGGAATAACGTTTCTGCTGTTGCTAAAAATGGAGAATACATAACATTACATTGTAAAATAACTGTGGTAATGAATGGAAGTCCAATAGTAAATCAGCACATAGAATATTCAAATAGAACTAGATATTGATTGGAAAGGGAAAATAAATTGGATATTAAAAAGGCAATAGAAATTATACAGGGAAATATAAACGCTAAAAAAAATGATGAACTGCAAGCCATTGAAATAGCTGTTAGAGAAATGAAAAAGTCAATAGCTATGAAACCAATAAATAATGGTAACTGGGTTTCAAAAACATGTCCAACATGTGGTGAAGGGTTATCAGAGCATCATGGAGATGGATATTATAGTGATAATATTTGTTTGGAAAGTTGTCCTAATTGCAGGCAGCTACTTGATTGGGACGATTAACCATTTAAAACATGAAATTGATGTGTAGTTGAAAGGAGAATAAATGAAAGAAGTGTATTGTTGTGATAAAATGAAAAAAGAAGGATGGTATGTGGAACAAAAAGATAATAAGATAATTCTTCAAGAAGAGTACAGTCCACATTACATAGATAATGCAAAATATTGTCCTTGGTGCGGTGAAAACTTAGAAAATATATTAAAAGAAAGCTGAAAAATAAACGATTGAAGTGGCTAAATAGAAAAGGAGTTGTAATTATGAATAATAAGATTAAAACACAAACAGAATTAAAAAATTTTATTCATACACAAATAGAAAAATATACTAATACAATAATATTGCGAATTTTAAAAGAATTTGAAATGGAAGAAAAGTACGCTTATATCAAAAAAGAATGTGTAGATGGATATGATAAACAATTGGTAAACAGTATTAATGATGCAATCTTTTCGCTTTTAGTAAATAATGTGAATAACAATAAATGAATCATTTGGTTTGGAAAGATGGTGATAAGATGGGAATAGTAATTATTTGTTTTAAACGATATGAAAGCAAATACGAAACAAATGATACAGAAATTTATGAATGGATTGAATATTCGTCTTTGGATGAATTTGAAAAGCATTATCCTAATTGTAAAGTAAAGTTTGTTTTTACAAAAGAAGATAATTTAATACGATGAAATGTATAATTGATAAGGAGGATCAAATTATGACATTAAGCCAAATGAAAAAGGATGTCGAATATCTTCTCGAAGAATATGGTCATCCAGAAGATATATGTGGAGATGTATGTAATACAGAGTTATTTTTAAATTTATTAATGGGGAAGATATCAAGAGAAGAATGTTTAAAAAATATGATGCAAAGATACTATGAAAAAGGTACTGACGATGGCGAAATTCCTCAAGCAGATAAGAAAGCACAACGTATATTTAAAAGATGGTTAGATAGTGAATTATTAATAGATTGACGATTTGATTATCTTATAGAAAGGTAGGTAGCTAATTATAATAACAGAATTTGAATATGGAAGTATTAAATGTAAAAGCATTTGTTATAACTGTATAAACAAAAAACAATGTGGAGTTAAAATGGATGCGGAATCAAAGAAGAAAGTTGTGATAAACTGTTTGAACAAAATTAATATTAAAAAGGAAGAAGACGATTGATATGAACAGAACACTAACAGAAGACGAGTTAACTAAAGAAGAAGAAATTATCAGAGATTATTGTTTCAAAAAGTCTTACGATTCTGATAGGTTAGCTCAGGTGCTAAGATATGGATTAGATCACGAACAGTTAATAGTTTTGTGTAGAGATATATTAGATAATTGCAGATAAAATAACTATTTTATCATTTCTAAAGCAGGACAAGCTATAAGAATAAGTATTAAATAAGTATTACATAATACTATTTTTAAAAAGTTAATAAAAATAATAATAAACATGTTAAAAAACATATTGACATGTTTATTTGTGTGTGCTATCTTTTTATTATAGAAAATAATAATATACATTAAGTATAAACTAATTATTAATTGTATATAATATATTATGAATGAAAGGATGGTGCAAACGATTAATAATATCAAACTAAAACAATTTAAATGAATAAACGAAGGAGATTAATCAAATGAACTGTTATATTGACAATTCTAGTTGAATGAAAATGAAAAGGAGAGATTATTATGATTATTAAAAGAGGAGATATTTTTTATATTGATATTAAAAACGATGAATTAGATCCACACAAACAGATAGGTTGTAGACCTTGTATTATCATATCTAATGATATGAATAATAAACACAACAGCAGAGTACAGTACATACCATTGACCAGTAGGGACAAAAAGTATATACCTACTCATGTAATTTTGAAAACTACAGAAGGACTTCAGAAAGAATCAATTGCTTTATGCGAATGTATTGACGGAATTAGTAAGGCGTATATCAAAGAAAAGATTGGTCATGTATCTGAAGAAGATATGATAAAAATAGAGAATGCTATGGATATTCAGTTAAATCCAAGTAGAACAGTAAGATTTGTTGTAAGAAATCCTAGACAATATGCTCATGCTTAAAAATAGATAATATTAAACATAATTAAAATATAAATATTGACAAATGGATGATTATGTATTATATTATTGTTATATGTATGAATCATAGGGAGGATGAGTATTATATGAAAGACGATAAAGCATTAAGAGAAGTGTTGCAAACGAAAATTGCCCAAATTAAAGCAGAATATCCTAAAATAGTAATAAAAGAAATTTCACAGACTATGGCGAACACTTATAATGTGAAACATGGATTAAGTATCGACATTATAAACGGCATATATCCTATAGAAAACTTAACTTATGATATGTTGTATAAATTAATGAAATCCATTCACACACTTACAGCATCAAGATTTATGACACTAGATTCTTCTGATTTATATGCACCATCATATTTTACAGATATTGAAATTGAAGAATTTGAAAAACCTGTTCCGGAAGAAGAAGATAATTTTGATATTGTTATTAAAGATTGGCACGAAACAACAATGGATCAATATAGAGTAATTCATATTTTTACCGATATAAATGAGAAAATTCGCTGGAGAAACTATAATAAACTTCGTTTTAATCCAGAAACTCAACGAGATTTAATTGAAATAAAATCACAAAAAGGTACGATAGTAAAAAAACTTGACATCAATAGAAAAGCCGTGAATAATATGAAGGAACTTATGATTAAGGGATTATATTTCCCAGTTCCTTGTATTATTAATATTAATCCAGATAAATGCGAAGAGCCAGTAATTATAAGAGGCAATACTTTAACTATACCAAAAGAAAATCATATTGATTTAATTGAGGGATTTCATAACTATATTGCTGAATGTGAAGTTAAAGATGAAAATCCTGATTGGAATTTTCCGTGTGAATTGAAATTAATGTTTTTAGATACTGATAGATGTAATGACTTTATTAATCAAATGGATCAGAAGACTCATTTTAGAGAACCACAAAAAGCTAGAATAGACACACAGTCTCAAGAAAATTTTATAATTGACAGATTAAATTCAAATAGTAAATATCATCTAGTAGGTACTATAGATAAAGATATGAGAGTCTATTTATATAAAATTATAAAATATATTTTTGAGGTTCAGGATAGAAAACAAGCTGTAGATATTTTTGAACATTTGAAAGATAATTTAAATTATATAATCGAAAATACAGATCATTATAATATTGCATTTAACAAAACTGAATTTTTTGTATATTTGATGATGATAAAAAGTTCAATAGATTCTAATATAGATTTTGAAAGTATATATAGAAAAATCGATATTAATAGTATCTTTGAAGAATTTAAGATTAGAAATGCACCAAGCGCATCGTATTATGCTAAATTAAAATCTATAATTAACGAGGTGATTAAAAATGCCAATGTATAACGAATTTCAAAAAAATAGATATTTAGAAAGCTCAGACTTTAAATTTGAAGAAAGTGTAAAAGATGTAGTTAAAAGATTATTTGAAGGTGCTGCAAAAATTGAATTACAAGAGAATTGTGATTTATCATTATTTAATCGTTCTCAAGTAATAAACCTATTGAAAGGTTATAATTCAAAATCTAAGAATTATTTAAGGTTAATAGTGAATCAATTTTCATATTATTATACTTGGTGTTTATCTGAGGGATTAGTGGATAATACTAATATCATAAATCAATACGATTATAACTTAACTAAACCAATTATAGATGATATAGTAACTTTGGATATTATAAGAGATAAATATTTTTTAGTTGATTATTTTTTAGATAATGTTTATAAAAATGAAAAAATTGATATAACTGATAAATACATTTTTTACGCATTGTTCAGCGGAATTTGTGGTATTGAATTTAGCGACTTAATAAATTTAAGATTAGATGATATTAATAAAAAAAGAAAGGTTGTTAATTTAATTTCCGGTAAAATACTTAAAGTAGATGACATTTTTATAGAACTTGCAGAGGAAGCAGATAAATCACTTGTATATTGCCCAGATGGAATTGAAAGTGTTAATAGATCAAAAGATCCAGATAGATATAAATATGACGAAAGTTGTTACATTCTTAAACCTTGTGGTAATCGTTCGTTAAATAGACCAATAACAAAAATGATTTTAGGTACAAGATTAAGACAACTACAAAAACATCTTAATAATAGATTTATTAATGGTGGTTCTATTTATTTTAATGGAATGGTTAATTTTATTAAAAATAAATTTGAATCAGAAGGTATAACTTTACGTCAAGCAGTATTTGAAAAAAGGAATAAGTTATCATACGTGTATAATGATAAACTTCAAGAATATATCAATGAATTTGGTTCAAATATGATAGATAGAGCATTTAGAGCTAAAATTGTTGATATTATCGAATTATATGAGTAGAAATAAAGGGTGGTGAATTCCACCCAATATTTTAAACAAATATAAATAAAAACAAACACTAATAAATAAAACAATTTATATAATAACTTGAAAAATTATTTTCAATATAGTATAATATAAGAACAAAGAACAAATGTTCGGAAATTGCTAAACAGTATAAAAAAAGAAGCACAGAAAACTTTGGTCGGCTGACTGTGCTTCTAACAAATACCAATTAAAATAGTGTATAGGTATGATTTAATTATAATACAAATCTTCCTATCACGCAATAATTAAATTATGGGAGGATTTATATTTATGGGAATTATGGAAGAAAAATTATTTGAATTGGAAGAGATTATTGGAATTAATACATATGAGCGAGGCTTGAATATATATAATATTGTAGATATTGATAAATCAGGAGTAGAAAAACAGCATACTATAGAATTATCAAAAGTTGATATAGATAGCGGAGTTATCATGTTTATTGATTTTAATGATGAAATTATAAAATGCTTTTTAACTGAATCTATTGAAATCATAACTATTACTTATAATCCAGAATTGTACAAGCTGATATTCAAAGACGGCAGACAAACGTTTATCTTTCCTGTAAAGTAGTTAAATAATATATAGTTCACATGGCAGTCTGTAATATGGCTGCCTGTAATTTTATTATTATTAAATTTAATACAAATAATAATAAACATATAGTTGACATTATGAATTTTGTGTGGTAATATTATACACATGAAGAACAAATAATAAAAATGAGGAGGATATATGAATGGCGGAGATAAGAGATGGGTGAAAAGAATAAAATATTAGATGATACAGAAGAGAGAAGTTATAAGGTATTTTTAGCTTATAATGAAAAGTTGTTAATTAAGGCAGAAGAAGATTGTAATGAGGAAAAGATTAAATTATATACAAATAATATTAAACATTATAAGAAGTTATTAGGAATAAAAGATAAATAATCAAAGCAAATACGATTAATATTATAATATAAGAAAGGAATATAAATGAAAAAGAAAAGGTGTTGTTATAACTGTATATTTTCAAAATACATAAATGGCGAATCAATTATAACGAGTGGATATAAGTGTTACAAGAATCCTTTTAAGCCTGTATTTATTGGATTAACTGGTTATTGTAAAAAAGCAGATAAATGAATACGCTTATTAACAGTTTAGAAAGGAGATAATATATGGTTAATGGACGTACCATTGAAGAAGAATTAAAAAGAATTGATGATTTCTTTGAGAAACAGACTGTAGAAGAATTTGAAGAAATGGCTGTCGAGTGTGGTATTAATGAAATTTTACCAAGTGATCAGAGTAGTTATAATAAAGTATTTGATAGTTGATAGAAGAGTAATTTGCTTGTCATTTGAAAGGAGAGTATATGAAAAAGAGTATACGAGTTAATGATTGGAATGGATTTTGCGAATCCACTAAAACAATTGAAGTCGACGAAGAGGAATTAAATAATACATATATAAATGAATATGGCGTTGAATTCCTAAAACATGATGGAGAGTTGTATATGTGCGACGGAAGCATGTGTGATAGTTTTGAAAGAAGAGATAACATGAGAATCAATATTGATATTGAAGATGATAAATGTTGTAACACTTGCAGAAATGGAATGCAGGTATGTGAGTCAGAAAGAGGGTATTGTATAGAATGTAAGTGTAACGGTGAATACAAAGACGAAACTGATATCTGTGATAGCTATAAGTAATTACACTACATTTATAAAAGTTAATCAATACAAGAATTTATCGTCTTATTAGAAAGGAAGTGATTACAATAGACAGATTAACAGGCAAAGACCATACTTATCAAGACTATGAATTTATGGACATGGTATGGGCGTATATATGAATAAAATATCAAAGTATGAAAACAGTTTATTAGAGCCAGATGAAGCAAAACAACTAGTCTCTGATATATGTAAAAATAATATTGATGAATGGAGAATTAAATTACAAGATATGTACGTAAAAATTATGACGATGCGATGAATAATAATTGTAAATCACAGTAGACATTGATACGGAAAGGAGATATAATGAAAACCGAATTAATATTAACAGATGATGAAATAAATAGAATTGCAAATAAGTTAGAAGAAATAATTGATAAGAAAAACAATTTAAATGTTTCAATATTAAAATATGGATTAATTAGAGAATTTGCAGGTATGGATTTGTGGTTTGAAAAATTAACCGATACTCTTGACGGATTTGTGTTAAGAGATAAAAATAATGGAAGTGTATTAGGTATATTCCCAGAACAAGAGTAAGGCAAATAAAATTAAATTTTTACGAGGAGTTAGAAAGGATATTATGAATAAAACAATAAAGATAAACAAAGATGAATATATAGTTACATTTGAATCCACAGGTAAGTATTGGGTAGGCAATAGTGATGGTTCTATTAGTAATAATGGAATGTTATCTGAAAAACTAACAGAAGAAGAAAGTAAACTTTATACACACGGAAAAAACAAAAAGTTTGGTTTTGATGTTTTTGAATTTGGTCATGATATTTATATACATAGAGAAACTGGAGATAAAATAGAATTACCTAAATTATTGTCATAGAACATCAAACTGGTATTTGGTAATCTTTTTTTAGAAAGGAGAAAAACAATGGCAATTAATGTAATGTGTATGAATGATAGATGTAAATTCTATTGGGAAGACAATTGTATGAGAAATTTAAATGAAGAAAGAATCGAGATTAGTAAAGAAGGAAAATGCGAAACCTTTGAGGAAGGCGTAAGCGAATGGTACGCTGCAGAAGAACAATGTGCTAATTATAAAATGCATAATGAAGTATACGCTGAATTAACAGTTATTAATTGTTCTACGTGTAAACATCAAGGCAAACAACATCCTCACACTTGTGATATATGTACATAATTAGATCAAGAAGAAGATTATGAAATGTGGGAACATAAATAACATAACCAATTATATGATTGATGTTCTTTTTGAAAGGAGAATTTAGATGGTATTAAAAGAAGAAAAGAGAGATTTATTTAATGTTCCAGAAGATTACTATTTTGCTCATTGCATTAGTGCTGATTTTGGTATGGGTAAAGGAATCGTAGTTGAGTTTAACAAACGATATAACATGAAAAATGAATTGATAAAAAAGTACAAGATTAATAATTGGAATGGAAATGGATATTGTTTGTCTAAGGATAGAGTATTCAATTTGATTACAAAAGAAAAGTACTGGAATAAACCTACATATGAAACATTAAGACAATCTTTGGAATCTATGAAACAAGAAATGTTATTCTTTGATGGTATGGTAACTAAGCTTGCAATTCCTAAAATTGGCTGTGGATTAGATAGATTACAGTGGGATAAAGTAAAAGAAATTATTAAAGATGTATTTAATGATATGGAAGTAGAAATATTGGTTTGTTATTTATAAAATAGCGAATAAAATGTGGCTTCAATTTGAAGTTAGAAAGGAAAATAAATAATGTCAGAAGTTAAATTAAATGAACATGGTGTAAACGCTAATATTAAAGCACACATTCTACCAGAAGAGAAGATGAGAAAACTTGGATTCACAGACTTTTGTAATGAAAGATGGTATTTTTGTAAGATGATTAAGTTTCCAAATGAGAAGAGATACAGAAATTTTGAAATTTCTTTTGGTGTTTCAATTACAAAGGATAATCATGATGATCTTAGAATTGATGTATTGGATAATGACTTTTGCCAACCTTTTGATTATCAATATATGTTAGAGCGTAATGATAGACATGAAATTTCTTTAATCGTTCGAGAACAAGTGGAAGAGTGGATGAAATATTTACAAAAAGAAGGTGTACTAAGCGGTCACATATATGGTGAATACATTTAATACAAATAATAATAAACATCTATTGACAAGCTGAATTACATATGGTAATATTAGATAGTCAGCATGGCATATAAGATATTAACCAAGTATCTAATATATAAATACATAAAGAAGATAATAATAAACGAAATATAAAACTAAATAGACAGGTGGTGAGAAATATAAAAACGTCAAATCAGAAAGGAGTGTACCAATGCCAGTCTTGTAACACAATATTTTATAGCAATAAAATAAGAAAGGTGCAAACAGAGCATGAGACATATAAATGTTCCTGTCCAGAGTGTGACAGTGAAGACTTGAAGTTAATTGATTTATTGGTAGATGAAGAAGAAAATACATATAAGAACGATAAGTTTTATGGAGTTGGTAACAGATTAAAGAAAATGTACGAATGGGATGAATATGTAAGTATGAGATGCTAAAGATAGAAGATAATAATAAACTATTAAAATGATTATAAAAGGAGAATGTTGTGGAAAGTATTTTAACAGATGAACACAAAGAATTAATTAATAAAAAGATTAAGAAGGCAATTAATGATTTAGATTTTACTGAAATTTTAGCTGAATATATAGAAAAAGAATTAGATACTATTTATGATGGTGCAGGTATTAAAGAAAATCTTGAAAGTATGGTAATGGAAGTAATTAGGCAAAATTTAGTAAAAAGTGGTTTATTGAAAGATAAATAAGCACAACAAATGGTTGTTTGGTTATAAAGAGAGGAGAATAATATGTTTTTTAAAAAGAAAGAAGATACAACACATAATGAATATGAAATTAATACAAATGAAAATAACACATTAGAAGGAAATGAAGAAAAAACTGACAAAACAGAAGAAGAATGGATTTGGGTAGAAGGTTATAAAGGTACAGATAAAGACATGAAGTGCCGTGATATGCAATATGAGTTAAATAAGACGTATGAACACGAAGGTAAAATTGAATTATGTGAATCAGGGTTTCACTTCTGTAAAGAATTAAGTAATGTTTTTGGATACTATTCATTAGATAATGGTAATAGATTTTTCAAGGTAAAATGTCTAGTAATTAAAGATAAATGGGAGTCGGGCGACAATAAATTCACTGCCAAAGAAATTATTTTTACAGAAGAATTAGGATATAAAGAATTAGAAAAATTTATTATTAAAAAATATTCATTTGTACATAACAAAAATGAATGGAATGAACTAAGTGAAATTGGTATTAAGAAATTTTACAGAAAGTATTTTATGAGTATTATGTCAGATGCTGGTTATGGAGAAACATTTTCTAATATCTTATATGATGATATAAATAAGAAAATCGAAGAAATAGAGTCTGAAAATAAGAGAAGATACATAGAGGCAAATTCTTATAGTAACATATATTATCCAAACCAATATATTTCAAAGCCTGTAAGAAATCCATTTTATATTTATGAGCCATCATATGATTATACTAGATTCGACGAATTGATTAATAAAGTAAAAGCATTTCAAGAAGAGGGATTATCAAAAGATATGTCGGTTTATTTACTACTGAAAAGGTAATCAAAAGCGCATTTCATTTGGAATTTGAAAGGAGAGAATAATGAGGAAATTAGCAAGTGTTAAAGTAGTAAGTGATATGATGCCAATTGAAGGAATGTGGATGTAATGGGTAAATATAGTGGTTTAAAAATTGGTGATAAATACAATAATTGGACTGTTGATTCAGAATGTTACAAAGACAAGAACGGTTCTGATGTTTACATGTGCAACTGTATTTGTGGAGAAAGAAAGCAAGTAGAAGGAAAGGCTTTAATTCTTGAAAGAAGTAAATCATGTGGGTGTATAAAAAGAGTAAATGCCGAAGAACAAAAGAAACGCATTAAGGAATATAAAGCAAAATATTTTCAGGAAAACAAAGATAAAATTTATAAAAGAACTATTAATAATCAAAGATTACAAAGAGAAAAAGATATATAAGAATTTGGTATAGATAGGTATTCTTTAAAAAGTAGATATAATATTTCACTTGAACAATATAAAGATTTATTAGATAAACAAAATAACAAATGTTGCTTGTGTAATGTCTTATTTGATAAAGAAGATAATTCAAAAAGACCATGTATCGATCATAACCATGAAACACAAATTATACGCGGAATCATATGTAAGAATTGTAATTCTGCACTTGGTATGTTTAAGGATAATACTTTAGTTATGAAAAATGCAATAGAATATTTAGAAAGAGATGGTATATATAATGATGAGAAAATTAGCGCATATTGAAAAAATTGAATGGTTAAGTCCTATTAAAGATAGGGATAAAATTGAATTAGTAGGGGTTTCTGGTTGGCAATGCATAGTAAAAAAAGGGGAATTTAATATTGGTGATAAATGCTGTTACATAGAAATTGATAGTGTAATGCCAGAGACTGAACAATTTGAATTTCTAAGAAGTAAAAAGTTTAGAATTAAAACTATGAAGATGGCAGGAGTAATCAGTCAGGGTATTTGTTTCCCATTAAGTATTTTGCCAGAAGGTGATTATGAATTAGATCAAGATGTTACTGAGATTTTGGGAATTAAACAGTATGAAGAAACAATGGACATTGAAAGAAATGCACCAGCATCATCAGATAGTAAAAAGAAATATCCTAATTTCTTAATGAAATTTAATTGGTTTAGAAAGTTGGTATTACCAAAGAAACAAGCTAAAGGATTTCCAGAATTTATTAGTAAAACAGATGAAACTAGAATTCAGAATGCACCATTTTATTTACAAAACAAAAACGAATGGACAGCAACAGAAAAGGTTGATGGTCAATCAGGAACGTTCTTTTTAAGAAAAGAAAAATGTAAACGAATATTTAAAAAGACTACATATGAGTTTGGAGTATGCTCTAGAAATCTTAGAATCTGGAATGAAGATAGTTCTTCATATTGGACTGTAGCTAAGAAGTATAATATTAAACAAGTGTTATTAAATAATATTGGTGATAATGAGTTTATGGCTATTCAAGGTGAATGTATAGCTGCTAATGTACAAGGAAATAAATACAAGGTTACTGCGCCAGATTTATATGTGTTCAATGTATTAACTCCAAATGGAAGATTAGGCTCTGTAGAAGCAAAAGAATGGGCTGAACAGAATGGATTGAAATTTGTACCTATAATTGATGAACATTATATCTTACCTGATAGTGTAAAAGAAATATTAGCATATGCACATGGAGAAAGTAAATTATATCCAACATTAAGAGAAGGTATCGTGTTTAGAAGTAAAGATGGAAAACAGAGTTTTAAGGCAGTTGATCCACTTTTCTTACTAAAACATGATGAATAATACTATAAGATCATTCTTTGAATCGGTTTTGAGAAAGGGGTAAATATGACAGAAGAAAATAAGAAAAGATGTAGAGAAGAAATTGAGTTAAGAAACTGGAATAAGTTAGGGATTATTGAACCAAATGTATCACCTTTAGTATGGAATAAAGAAGTTGAATTAATGTATGAGGATATGGATGGGCAACCATGTAGATGTAATGCAATTTATGTTCATAATAGTTTTGGTTCAGATTATTTTCAAGCGACAAATGGGATGGCTAAAGGGAATCGTATGAGTAGTTGTATCGCTTATAGAGAATTAAAATAAACTTATAGAGGTAGATAGTATGAAATATTATTACAGTGAAGACCTGATAAATATTATTATGATATGTAATCAAGATGAAAGTGATATAAATAATATTGTTGCTCAAAGCCTTATAAAGAGATGTGAAAAAGCAATGGCTTGTAGTGATATAAAAATACGTTTTACTAAAAGAGATAGAGATTTTCTTTTGGATAAAATGTGGAAAGATATAGATGAAAATGCTAGGTTTACAATTATGCGAATTATGGGAGTGTAGACACAATAATAATTTAAATAAAGTAGACTTATAAGGAGGATTTATGAGTAGTGATTTTAAAGATAGACTTTTAAAACGATCAGATAATAATTGTGAAAATGTTTTAGATAACCATGATGTAGATGACTATTATGAGGACGAAAATAACTACAATGATGATGATTGGAACGAATACGTAAATGACTATTATGAGAATTATGTAGCAAAATATTCGGATTAATTACGATGAAACTATACTTTGATAGGAAAATGAAAGGAGAAATAAATGAAATTTGAAAGTAAATTTGAGTTAGGACAGCAAGTATGGGGTACAGTTATTAATGATAAAAGTACATATGAACCAGTGGAATGTGATTTATGTGATAGCACAGGGTTTGTCATCGTAAAAGGGAAAGATGTAGAATACATTTGCCCTCAATGTTTTGGAGACAAACAATATAAGAAATTAGGTAAAGAAATGACAATCTGCAAAACTGGTAAAATAGGCAAAATATGTGTAGAACAGTATGATAGTCAATATAAAAATACAAGTGGAACAAAATATATGATCGACAAAACAGGAGTAGGAAGTGGAACTGTGTGGCGTGAAGAAGAATTATTTGCATCCGAAGAAGAAGCTCAAAGGGCTTGCGATGAATTTAATAAAAACAATTTACTATAAAGGACGAATTTTATCGTGAAATAGAAGGGATGTGACAGATAATATATAAAACAAAAATAATACCAGTTAAGTGTAGCAAAACTGATTATCATTATTTATTGAGACTGAACAAATTGTCAGCCGAAGTTTGGAATTATTGCGTGAAGATTGATAAAGAATATTATACAAATAATAAAAAATATATGGATATGAGAACTATACAAACAGCAGTTAAGTGTTATAACAATCTTCACGCAAAAGGAATTTACTATGTTTATAGAAAGTATATGTTTGCAAGAGATTCAATGTTTAGGTCAATTAAAGCAAAGCATGATACAAGCAATAAAGTAAAATTACCTTATAAGAAAAAGAAGTATTTTAATACAGGTTGGGATTATCAAAGTATTAAATATGATTTTGAGAAAGGATTGATAAAATTATCAAGACCAATATCGCATGATGAAAATGGTAAGAAAATAAACAATCCACCTGTCAAATGTTATACAAAAAACATTCCACAAGATATTAAAGAGATTGAATTGGTATATCGTAATGGATTATATTTAGTAATTAAATATAAGGAAGAAGATATACAACAATTAATTCAATCCAATAATTCAGCGGCTATTGATCTTGGAGAAATACATAGCATTACATCTATAGATAATAATGGACATGCAATAATTATTACTGGAAGAAAATTAAGAAGTATCAAGAGGTTAAGAGATAAAGAACAAGGTAAATTAAGAAGTAAAATGTCGAAATGTAAAAAGCATAGTAAACAATATAAGACATATAGAAATGCATTATGGAATTTAAAGTATAAGACAGAAAGGCAGATATTTGACTGTGTTCATAAGATATCAAAATTATATCTCGATTACTGCTTAGAGAATAATATTTCTAAAGTTTACTATGGTGATTTAGACAACTGCACTCGAAATTCATCTGAAAAGATTGGTAAAATGGTTGGTCAGAAATTAAACGAATGGAACTATGGAGAACTCACTTTACAGCTACGAAACAAATTGGAACGATATGGAATAGAAATGATAAAAGTAAGTGAAGCATATAGTTCTCAGACCTGTCCTCATTGTGGAAAGCGTCACAAGCCAAATTCTCGTAACTATGATTATAGGTGTGGTTATCATCAGCACAGAGATTTGGTAGGAGCAATAAACATTCTTAATTTCAATGAAGACATTAAACAAGAATATCATACAAGTTTTAAGTATCTACGGATAGAGTAATCTAAAGTAGTAGATGGCTAGGTTGGAGTCCTAAGTAGTCCGTTGTAATTTGACGAGAAATTTTCAGTAATGAAAAAGCCAACCAAATATAATTTTGATTTGATTAGAAGAAATGAGGTGATTTTACGATATTTTATTGTCCAAAATGCAAGAAGTTAGATATTAATTTTAAAATGAATTCAGACATTCCACATGTAGTAAACATCAGAGATGGTTACGGACACCCTCTTTATCATATGAAGTGTGAATGTGGAAATTATCTATCAGCAGGAATCCATTTTACAAAGGAAGAAGTAGAAAAGGATTCTGGTTTACTTGATTATATTAAAGAGGTTATCACTGGTTATAACAAAGATGGATGTTTTTATATGGATGGCTATTATAAATATGTGGAAGATAGAATAAACAAGATAGAACAACGAAATAAAGAAGTATTAGAAGAACGAGCAAGAATTTCTGTTATGAGTGAATTAGAAAAGAAAGAATATTTTGAAAAGAAATATGAAGAAATGATGAAACGGCTAGGAGAGGAGAAATAATATGGAAAGATTAACTAAGATTACGACAAGTGGATTTGATAATAAGAAAGTTGACACAGAAGATTATAGCGTATATGAATTATTACAAATGGTATTAGGCAAGTTGGCAGCATATGAAGATACAAATTTAATGCCTGATGAAGTGGAAGAACTACAAGGACGAATTGAACATTTGCAAAAATTCTATGATTACTTTTGCGAATTATATGGTACAGGTTTAGATGTCGCTAACTGGCATTTAAATGGAGATCTAGAACCGTTTGATAACTTTTTCGATAGTGCGGAAGAGTCAGAATAAATGTGACATTTTATTATGATATTTAATAAGAAAAGGAGATAATATGAGACAAATAAGAAGAAATGTATTTGAAACAAATTCAAGCAGCACACATAGTATTTGTATTACCAGTAGAGATAAGTTATTAAATATTCCTAAATCAATCCACTTTAGATTAGGTGAATTTGGATTGGAATGTGAAAATTATCATGATAGCTCATCTAAAGCAGAGTATCTATATACAGCAATTATGTGTTGTGAAAGAACAAAACTATTAGAAAAGATTAAAGAATACTTAGATAAAAATGGAGTTGAGTATTCGTTTGATGAACCAAGATATTATACAGGAACATATGGCACATGGATTGATAACGCAAGTATTGACCATACAGAAGATTTACCAGAAATTATTAATGATATTTGTGGCGATGAAGTTAAGTTGCTTAGATATTTATTTTCAGAAGAAAGCTTTGTTTTAACAGGAAATGATAATGATGACGAAGATGTAGATATTAACGTTGACTATGAACATGTAGAATATTATAAAGGAAATTAGGAGGATAAATAATATGAAACAGATTAGACGTGGAGTTTTTGAAACAAATAGTAGTAGTACTCATTCAATTACAATGTGTTTAAAATCCGATTATGATAGATGGGTAAAAGGTGAGATTCTTTTATTTAAAGGAAGCGGATGGTCATTTGAAGAAGGATATAAACCACAAAAGAATAATTTTTATACAAGAGCTGAAGCCATTGAGTTTATGAAACATGATAAGTATTGTTCTAATGATACTAATTGGGACGACAACGATGCGGTAGATGAAATACTTAGAGAAAATGAGTTTGTAGATTCTGATTATGAAAATGACGAATTAGAATGGTACGAAGAAACATACATCACACCATCAGGAGAAGAAGTAATTGCTTTTGGTGAATACGGATATCAGGGTTAAGAGGAGAGAATAATATGAGACAATTGGGAATGTACATAAACGGTAATTATAAAGTAAAGATATTTAGTGATGGAACAAAGGTAAGAGAAACAAATGAAAATGAGTTTATCGCTGCATTCCCTGAGAATATGGATGTAAAGATAACAAATCAATGTGATATGGGATGCATCTTCTGTCATGAAGATAGTAAGATTGATGGAAAACATGGAGATATTCTTAATCAAATATTTATTAATACTTTGCACCCATATACTGAAATGGCAATAGGTGGTGGTAATCCATTATCTCATCCAGACTTAATTCCTTTCTTAGAGAAGCTAAAAGTGAAGAAGATTATTGCAAACATTACAGTTAATCAAGTTCATTTTGAAACTAGTCAAGAATTAATTAAGAAGTTGGTTAATGAAAAGTTGATTTATGGACTAGGTGTGTCTCTTGTAGATGCTTCAAAAGGATTTGTAGAGTTGATTAAGCAATATGATAATGCTGTAATTCATGTTATTAATGGAGTTTTGAAACCTTCTGATATTGAAGTTTTAAAAGACAATGATTTAAAAATGCTTATTCTTGGATACAAACACTTTAGAAGAGGTATTAGTTGGTATGAAGTAAGACAGGACGATATTACAACAAAACAGGAATGGCTATATAAAAATCTAGCAGAAATCACAAAGCAGTTTAAAGTAGTTAGTTTCGATAATCTAGCGATTGAGCAACTTAATGTAAAAAGATTGATGAGCGAGAAAGATTGGAATGAGTTTTATATGGGAGATGACGGCATGTACACCATGTATGTTGATCTTGTTAATCAGAATTTTGCTAGATGTTCAGTGGCAGAAAAAAGATATGGGTTACTAGATAATATTGAAGATATGTTTAACATAGTTAGAGATGAAAAACTGGCAATGAAATAGAAAACTTATTTGCTTTTGGAAAGGAAGATATATGACCATTAAAGATTTATATGTTTATGCTCAAGAACGAGGTATTGAAAACTGCGAAGTAGAAATTCAATATGCTGATGGCGGTGGATGTTATCATGGTACAAGAGATTTAAATGAGCACGATATAGAAGTAAAAGAAGAAAGTTATGGTAAGATAGTTGTTTTGTAAAAATAGAATAAATTCGATATTCGATTAAGAAAGGAGAGTTATTATAATGGAAAATGATAAATGTGTATTCTTTAGTAAAGATGATTTCAGTGAAGAATCATGGGAAATACTTTGTTCAGAGTTTGAAGTAGATTCAGAACAATCAAGTTTTTGTGGACATATTATTGTAGAGGAAGATGATTCATTTGACTTGGATGATGACGATGATGAAGAGTAATAAATAATATTAGACAACAAAACAAGTGATTGATGTTCTTATTGGAAAGGAGGAGTTGCCATGATGTCGTCATCTTTTACAGCAGGTGGTAGGTTATTTTGCTCTTATTGCGGCAAAGAAATGCTTAATTGTAAGTGTAATTGTGAAAAAGCTAAAAAGGATATCGAAATTCAAAACGATATATTTATAAGTCAAGAAAATTTAAGAATTTTAATTTCAGAGAGACTTTCGGAAAAAGATATTAGAAAAATACAGATTGAAGAAGATATTAAAGCATTAAATAATGAACTTAAATCATTATAAATTGAGCCTTTTATCGACTTTGGAAAGGAGTAATTAAAATGTGTACTGAGAAACAAAATGGTTATCAACCAACAAATAAAGTATCAGGATGTGTACCACCTTCAAATGGTTCAGTTTTTGATGTTAATTCAGACGATAAGACATGTGACAATTGTATCAAATCTGACGTTTGTAATATAAAAGAAGATATAATCAAATCGACTGAAGATATCTTTAAAATTGTTAATAGTATAGAGGATAAAATAAAAGTTTCTATTTCTTGTAATAAGTTTGCAGCAAAAAATAAATATACAGGAATAAGATAAAGTTTACTAATTTTCAAATTAAATACAAATAATATCAAACAAGTATTGACAATATATAAATAATAATATACAATAAACAAGTAGCAAGCGATTGGTTAGTTTTGGAAGGTGGTGAGAGATATAACAAGGAGCAGATTACCTACATATAAACAAATTGAAAAGATGATAGACGAAGAGATAATTAAGAATCCAATTTCAGATACAAATGGTATTAATCCTGTAGTATTTGAACCAAACAAAAAATATACTCACTTAATTAAACTTGATTATGAGAAGAAATTGGATAGCATTGAAATTATTAGTTCAGAAATAAGACGAGCAGTATTTGAAGAATATTTTAATGCATGTATCAAAGTAATAGGAGAAATGAATCAGTTAATAAAACATTAAATATAAATAATAATAAACATATAAAAGAAAAGGAGAATACATATTATGATTATTACAGTAACAAATCCATTCAAATCAATGTATATTGAAGATGCAGAAGGTTCTTTAAGAATTGATGAAGGTATGAAGATTAAATTCGTAGCAGAAACAGGTGAAGTAATTAGTGGTACATTAACTAAGATTTCTGGCAAAGGTGAGAAAACAAAATTACAGATTATTCCTTATGGAGCACAGAAAGAAGAAATTTGGGCATTGACTGTTATGCAAGAGTCATCACTAGGTATAGATGAGGATGTTTGTGATTGAGAAAAACGTTCTTAGATGATTTACCTGTAAATTATAAGGGAATAGATTGGACTCATTGTTTGGGATATGAAATTAATTTTATATATGACGATATAATAGGAATAATTAAAATTATTAAGTATAACAAAGATAAGCAAACTTTAATAGTAAAATACAAAGATAAAATAAAACTAATAAAATGTAATAGTTTAAAAAACGCTTATTTAGCAAATGTTATTGGAAAACAATCTAAATGGTTTAAGCTTGAAATTAGTACAAAAATCAAAGATAACAAGCGTAATTTAACTATATTAGATCAAGAATATCGCCGAGATAGTAAAGAACGGAAATGGAAATGGTATAGATATAAGTGCAATGTATGTGGTTGGGATAATGGATGGATTGAAGAAAATCGTTTATTATCAGGAAAAGGATGTTCATGTTGCGATGGCAAGACTGTTGTTGAAGGAATTAATGACATCCCAACTACTGCTCCATGGATGATTCCATATTTCAAATGTGGTTATGATGAAGCGAAGTTATATACACGTCGATCACAGCAAAGAATATATCCTATTTGTCCTGATTGTGGAAGAGTAAAACAAAATAGTATACAAATATATTCGATTTATGAAAATCATTCAATAGGATGCATCTGTAGAGATGGTATATCATATCCAAATAAATTAATTTATTATGTTATAGAACAATGCAAAAATCAATTTTATTCTTATGTAAGAGAATATAGTCCAGAATGGGCGATGGGTAAATTTTATGATTTATACTTAAAAACATTAGATAATAAAGAATATATTATTGAAATGGATGGTGCTATAGGTCATGGTAATAAAATATTACCTAATTCAGAGATTACATTACAAGAAAGCATAGAAATAGATAATTTAAAAAATAGCTTAGCCAATGAACATAAAATTGATATAATCAGAGTTGATTGTATACAAAGTGATTTAGAATACATAAAAAATAATATTTTAAATAGTAGAATTAATAATATCCTAGATTTATCAAGTGTTAATTGGAAACAATGTGATGAAATGGCAACAAAAAGTTTGGTTAAAATAGTATGTAATATTTACAGTAAAAACACATTATTATCGACGGCAGATATTTCAGATATGGTAGGTATTCATCAAAGCACTGTGAGAGTATATTTGATTAAAGGTACAAAATTTGGTTGGTGCAAATATAATCCTGAAGAAGTCACAAATAAAAATCACATAAAAATTTGGGATAATAATCGTAAAAAAGTTATATGCACAACAACAAATAAAAAATTTAATTCAATAATAGAAGCGTCAAAATATTATGGATTAAAATCTTCATCTGGCATAGGTGAATGTTGTAATAAAAAAATAAAGTCAGCTGGAAAATTGCCTGACGGAACAAAGCTACAATGGGAATATATTAGATAAGCAGACCAATGATGCTTTTTATTGGGATTTAGGAGGTGAGACAAATGAAATTAAAGGATAAAATTAGGCATAAACTAATAAAGTTTCTATTGATAGACGAGGTAGAAAAAAATTGTATTGAAGAAACTAAAAACGTCAAAAGAGAATTAGATAAAGAAATACTTCATTTAAATAGTGGATGCGATAATTTATTTCAGTCTATAAGGCAAATAGATGCAAATGTTAAAAATAATAAAGAATCAATAGATATATTACATAATACAATCAGAAATGTAGTTTCGGTAGGAGCAGATGTAATTCCATATGAAAATAATAGAAGTTGGGCGGTAGTTTGTATAGAAGGAAATTATAATCTTGTCAAATTTATTGATTTACATGGTGCAGACTATAGGCAGATTTTAAACTTTCTCAAACAATATGAAGGTTCAAGAATGGTTGTTGATGCACCTAACCCAAGATATTTTGAGAGTATGTTTAAGTTTTGATAAAAGTTGTATTTTATTGTAAATAATATAAATCATAGGAGGTGAAATAAATGAGTAATAGTAGTTCAAAAAGTAGTAGTGGAATGGGAGTATTGGGAGTATTGCAGATAGTATTTATTGTTTTAAAGTTATGTGGAGTTATTAAATGGTCATGGTTAACTGTATTTATTCCGCTTTGGATTGAATTAGCTTTAGTAGCAATTGTATTAATTATTATTGCAATAGCTGGTAAATCAGTTGGTGGAAGGAAGAATAGGAGCAATAAAATCAAATGGTAGAATACATAGTTAAGAGTCAATTAAATCAATCACAATCAAACTTAGTAGATGCATTTAAATTAGAATGTTCTGCTTCTGATATTAAGCAAAATAAAGAAGCTAAAAGGCTTGCGAGATATATCAATAAGCATGGTAAAAGAACTGATAGGATTTGTAACATGATATCTAAGTTATGTAAATAAAATTTGGAGGAATTAAGATGGGCATTTGTGAAGTGCTAACAATTATTTTTGTGATCTGTAAGTTATTAGGTGTTATTTCTTGGTCATGGTTTTTAGTATTATTACCGGAGATTATTGCAGTGGTGTTGTATGTTTTGATTTTTGTATTTCAAGTATCAATATTTAAGAAAGCTACAAAGAATTTTGATAAATTCGATGACAAATTTTTTAAGTTCTAATTAAGGAGAGAGATGATATGTTTAGGATTAACAGTCCACCTAATTACAAATAATAATAGACAACATATGGTGTATTGCAAGTAATCAACAACAATATATAGACGATAAAAGCACATCAATTCGGGGTTTTATTCGGTATTTATAACCACATAAATAGATAATAATAAACAAGGCAACTATTAAAAATTATAATACATAATAAGGAGAAATAAAATATGGCAAAGTATGAACGCAAGAAATTAGAAAAGAAAAATTGGACAGCAAATTTCGCATTAATCGGAGAAGCAAAAGTTAATGATTTTACATTTAAGATTGATGAAAAATCAGAAAAGTCTGATTGGGTTTACAATGTATTGAATCTCGGTGTTGACTGTGGAGAAAAACATGGTGTAGTTTACACAGAGTTGATGGGGGGATATGGTTCTGAGAGAGACAATATTCTATATGTGCATGGAAAAAAAGAAGATGGAAAAGATGATTTTGATAACAGATTTACTATTGATTGGGATGATCGTTTTGATGAAAGTGTGTTATCTGAAATCGGAGAAATGTGTTTCTTAACTGTAGGACTTGAAAAAGATAAGAAAGATAAAACATTCTACAAGAAATTCTTATCTCCATATGATGCAATTGCATATATAAAAGAAAACCTACAAGAAGGAACAGTGTTAAATGTTAAAGGTAATTTAAAATATCAGTTATATAACGATAATGTAACTGTTAAGAAAGAAATTACAAGTATTGTACTTTCAGGAGCAGAAGATTCAAGTAAGTATCGTGCTAAATTTACACAAACTCTTCTATTAACAAAAGATAGTCTTGACAAACCAGACAAAGATAAAGGTGTATTACCTGTATATGCAAAGGTTCTTGAGTATGTTAAAGATTACAAAGGCAAGGAAGTAAAACAGTTTATTCCTATCACTAGATTATTTGAATATGAAGTTGACTTAACAAAAAGAGAACTTGTTGAAAAAGTCGTAGCTAAATTATTCAAAGTAAAAAAAGGTGTTACAGAGATTACATTCGAAGGAGATTTCGTTGAGGGTGGTGCTGTGGTAACTGCGACAGAAGATGATTTGCCACAGGATATTAAGGATTTGATTGAAATTGGAGCATACACACTTGAAGAAGCACTTGCAAAATGTACTGTAGGTGGTGGCAAAGAAAGACGAATGATTCTTAGAAAACCTGTATTCAAGATGGTTGGCGAAGAAGGCAAGGAAGTTCCTGTTGTACAAAAAACAGAAGAGAAATATGCAGAAGAAGATTTAATTCTTGATTTTATGATTGAGTTTGGCGAGGAAGAAGAAGCAGAAGAAGATCAAGATGATAACAATGAAGACGATGCAGAAAATGTTGAAGAAACTTCTACAGAAGAAGATAATTCTTGGTTGGATAATCTATAAAAAATAATAATATACACAAAACTATTAACTTGCTACTGTCTGAAATATGGCAGTAGCATACAACATGAATATAAGGAGATTATTGAATGGGAAAATACGGAAAAAAGAATCATGTTAAACTAGATCCATTAGCTTATAACTTATGCCTTCTTGGAGAATCAAAAGTTGGAAAAACTACACTTATTAAAGAAGTATGTGAAAAGTTGGCAGGAGATGATGGATACTTATTTTTAGAATGTTTCCACGAAGCAGGTGCAGACGCAATTGAAGGAATTAATTATGAAGATGTTCCTGATTGGGAGTATTTTGAGGAAATTTGTGAAGACATTATTGATAACAAGACTAAAGATTATGCAGAATTAAAAACAGTTGTCATTGATACATACGATCAATTAATTACTCTAGCAGAACAGGAGTCAATTAGATTGTGGAATAGAGACAATCCCGACAAAAGAGCAGATAGTATTAATGCTGCATGGGGAGGTTTTGGTAAAGGAGAAAAGAAAGCAATTGAACTTATGTTTAATAAGTTTGCCGAGTTAAGGAGAGTTGGGGTTGCAACAATTATTATTGGTCACGTAAAAACAAAAGATGTTACAGATGTTGTTAGTGGTGAAACATATCAGACACTTACAAGTGATCAACAACAGAATTATTTCAACGCTTTAAAGAAAAATCTTCACTTCTTGGGACTTGCATACATAGATAGAACTATCATAAAAGAAAAAACTGGAAAGAAAAATATTGTTACAAAGAAAGAAGAAACTGTAAGTAAAGTACAGGAAGAAACAAGGAAAATTAAGTTTAGAGATGATAATTTCTGTGTAGATAGTGGTTCAAGATTTGCTGAAATTGTTTCTGAAATTGATTTGAATGCAGATCAATTTATTAAGGCGATTACTGACGCAATTAAAGCAGAACAGTCTAAGTCTGGCAAAACATTAGAACAGACCAAAGAAGAACAGGCAAAAGAAGAGGCTGATAAGATAAAATCTATTGCTAAAGCAGAAGAAGATAACAAATCAAAAAAAGCTTTAAACGAAAAAATTGCTATGATTACTGAATATATCAAAGAGAATAAGTCAGATATGAGCTTAATTAAACCTATTTTAGAGTTAAGCAAAGAGTTGGGTTATTCAAAACCAACAGATATTACCGATGTTGATGATGCAGATAAAGTATTAGAACTCATCAAATAACTAGTTTGAATTAGAAATAGGGAGTGTTTATTGCACTCCCTTAATATTAAAGGTGGTGAATTTATGGCAAAAATGACAAAGGAAGAATTAAAACAATGGGATGATTTATATTGGTATGTAAAAAAAGAGATAATGCTATATGATGAAAATCAGGCATTACCAAACAATATTGTATTAAGGTTAAAAGGACTGACGCAAGGTAAATTAATAGCAAATAATAAAACAGAAAACAAAGCTAAATATACATATGAAACAATTTTATATACATTCAAAATATGTAAAACAACAATTATGAGTGCATTATATGGTAAAACATTTAAAAATGAAATGAGTAAATTTATATATATCGCAGCAATAGTAGAAAACAATATTAACGATGTTTATATGAGAATTAGCAATGCTAAGAAATCACAAGAAAAAACAGAAGTAATTAACATAGATACTGTTTGTCATGAATGTGCTGAATACACAAGAAAGACAGATGATAAGGTAAATAAAAAATTAGAGGGGTTATGGTGATATGGCGACAAATAAAAGTATAAAATTGACACCATTCCAAGAGGAATTGGTTGCAACTTTAAAAAAAGTGAATGAATTTAAAGAGGCTTGTGAAGCCAATGTTGTTGCTATTTTATATAAACAACCTGAATTAATATATGAAACAAATTTAAAGTTGGATGATTTTAATAGTAATGTATGGAGAGTTTATTTCACAATAGCCAATGATTTAATTCAAGTTGAGGATAAAAAGATTTTAGACGAGATTACAGTTGGTCTATACCTTGAGAAGCACTCAAAATTAAGTAAACAATATGATGAGTATAATGGGTATGAAACAATTTCAAAAGCTGGTTCATATGTAAAGGTTGAAAATTTTGATGGATATATTAAGGATTTAAAAAAATGGAATAAAGTCATTCAGTTAGCTAAGTGGGGTTTTCCAGTAAAGGATAGATTGAGTGATTATTGCGATATGAAAGCTGAAGATATCTATAACGAATTTGAAACATTTATTAATCATATGTTTATGGACGTTGAAGGAGAAGTTAAAAGTTATAATGCTTTTGATGGATTACATGAGTTAATAGATGAGCTTGATAAGGGTGCAGGTATTGGATTGCCATTACATAATTGTGAAATACTTAATAAGGAAATAGGTGGTTTAAATCCAAACGGAAACATATATGGTCTAGGTGCTAACTCTGGAATAGGTAAATCAACAACTGCAATTAACTATATTTTCCCATCAATAATTAAATACGACGAAAAAATAGTTATGATGATCAATGAAGAAGATCAAACAAAAGTACAAAAAGAGTTATTAATATGGGTAGCAAACAATATTTTCAAAGAAGAATTGCATAAATACATATTAAGAGATGGAAAATTTAGTGAAGAAACAAAAAAATTACTTAGAAAATGTGCTGATTGGTTGGCAGAAAAAAAAGACAATAAGAATATTACAGTTATACCTCTTGAAAGATATTCAGCTAAAACTGCAATTAAGATTATTAAGAAGTACAGTGGTTTAGGATGTAAGTATTTTATACTTGATACTCTAAAAGAAAGTTGTGATGCTAAATCAGACGAAATATTTAAATCCATGATGCGTGATACAGTGGAATTATATGATGTTGTAAAACCTTCAGCAAAAAATGTATGCCTATTTATGACATATCAGTTAGGAAAGGCAAGTATTAAACAAAGATATTTAACTAACAATGAAATAGGACAGGCAAAGTCTATTGTCGATGTAATGTCTGTAAATCTTATGATGAGAAAACCTTTTGATGATGAGTATGCAGGTGGAAAACGTGAAATAGTGGGATATAAGTTAGAAGGAAAGAATGGCAAAAGTAGAATACCATTTAAGCTAGACAGAGAGAAACATTATATGATTATGTTTATTCCTAAGAACAGATTTGGACAGACAGACGCATTTCAAATTATTAGTGAATATAACTTATCAACAAATGTTTATAAAGATATTGGTATTACAAATATAGTACAAGACTTCTAATAATAAATAATAATAAACAATGGAAAGGATGATATTTACTTGGATGTTGTAAGTTTAAAAGAATACATATACAAAGAAAACAAAATTGAATACATATTAGAACAGATTGGATGTCATTCGATTAAATATCATCCTAATAAAGAGTATTTTTCATGTGGAAACATTAGTAATAAAGATGGCGATGGAGATAATATCAATGCAATTAATATTAAAAACAACATGTATTTAAATTGCGTTAATTATACAAGAAAAAAACATTTTGATGATAAATCTGATTTGATTACATTAATACAATACAACAAAGATTTATCATTTAAAAAGGCTATGAGATATACACATAATTTATTAGGATTGCAATTTACATATAAAAAAGAAGAAGAAAAGAAAAAGGATGTTTTTGATCCACTTGCAGTATTTAAGAAAGTTAAAAAATACAGAAAGCAAAACAATGTATCAGATATAGAAGTGTTAGATGATGAGATACTAGAAGATTATACACCATGTATTCATGTTAATTGGGTTAAGGAAGGAATTACTCAATATACAGTAAACAAGTTTCAATTAGGATATAGCTTTAGAAGACAGAGAGTTATAATCCCTGTTAGGTATTGGCTTACTGGCGAATTAATTGGTATCACTGGAAGAACTATGGTAGAAAACTATGATGAATTTGATATACCAAAATATTTTGCTATTAAGCCATATACAAAAACTATTAATCTGTATGGATTGTATGAAAACTATGAAACTATTGAAAAGGCTGGATATGCGATAATTTGGGAGTCTGAGAAATCGGTTTTAAAACGTCATAGTTTGTTGGATGGTACTGGTGTTGCAGTTGGTTGTCATGATATTTCTGATGAACAAGTAAGAATACTATTAGGATTAAATATTAGTGAGATAATTATAAGCTTTGATAAAGGTATAGATATAGATTATATAAGACATTGTTGTGAAAAGTTTTATCACTTACGAAAGGTAAGTTATATATATGATAAATGGGATTTATTAGAAGACAAAGAAGCTCCTGCCGACAAGCCAAATAAGATATATGAGTTTTTATTTAAGTATAGGACAGTCTATGATGAATTTGAACATAAAGAATATTTGAAATCACTAGAAAGGAAGATTAAATGAGAAAAACATACGAAGAGTTAAATAATATAAAAGATAAATATGGAGTTGATACACTATGGAGTTGGTCACGATATTATAAATACAAGACTTCTCCATATGAATATTTCTTATCATATGTAGTAAATCCTAAAGTAAAACCAGATAGAGATGATTCAATATATGGTGCTAGTGGAGGATTTGCACACGACATCTTAGAGAAGTTTTATAAAAAAGAAATTACATACAATGAATTAGCTACTGAATTTGACGATGCAGCAATTACATTAGAAGTTGCAGATTTGAAATTTGATAGAAGTAATGAAGAAAAGAACGATACAATCAAAGAAAAGTATATGGCTAATTTAAAACACTTCTTCAAGAATCATAAACCTATTACAGTAAAAGTAGATTTAGAAAGATTTATTACAATTAAAGTAGGTAAATATATATTTCAAGGATATATTGATCTAACAAAGAAGGATTCAGATGGTAATTTTATTATTCAGGATTGGAAAACATCTTCAATTTATAAAGGAGAAAAAGCAATTGGAGAGGCAGGACAGCTTATTTTATATGCAGAAGGATTACGACAATTAGGTATTCCACTAGAAAAAATTAAAATATGTTGGAACTTCCTTAAATATGTTAACGTTACAACTGAATTAAAGAATGGTAAAAATAATATTAGACAAATAGAACGATGTAAGATAGGAGAAAGTTTAAAAGCAAACTCAAAAACATGGTTGAAACATTTCGGTTATAGCGAAGAAGAGATTGACGACTATATTGAATTGCTAATCACAACCAATGACATTAAATGTCTACCAAAAGAAGTGCAAGAAAAATATATTATTGATGATTGTTATATATTTGTAGATTTAACACAGGATCTTATTGATGAATTGAAAGAAGATATTGTTAAAACTCTTGATGAGATTTGTGACATAGAAGAACGATATAAAATAACTAAAGATGAGTCACTATTCTTTGATTCAGATGAAAGCGTAGATAAACAAAGTTATTATTTTGCTAATTTATGTTCTTATTCAGCAAATTTACATAAACCATATAAGAAATATTTAGATAAATTAGAAACCAAAAAGAATGGAACTGATATGTTTGGTGGAGTTGGCAGTGATTTAAACGATAATGAAACAGATGATTTGGAATGGTTAAATAGTTTATAGGAGGTGGTTAAGTGGATAATAATTATACGGTGTATCATTTACATGACGATACAAGTAATTGTAATGGATACGCAGATTCATGTTCTAATTTTAAAGAGTATATTAAACTTGCAAAAAAGCAAGGAATGAAAGCGATTGCATTTAGTAATCATGGTGGAATATATGATTGGATAAAGAAAAAACAAGAGTGTGATAAAGCAGGAATTAAATATATTCACGGAGTAGAGTTATATTTGTGTGGGAAATTAGAGGATGATGATAGAGGCGGACATATTGGTTTATATGCAAAGAATTATAAAGGTGTACTTGAGCTAAATGAATTGATTTCATTATCCACATCAAAAGGTGTTTGTGAAGATAATTCTGATAGACACATGTATTATAATCCACGTATTTCGCTTGAAGAATTGATGAATACAAGTGACAACATTATGGTTGTTACAGCTTGTTTAGCTTCGCCATTGAATAAATGGGACAATAATGAAAAAATAAACGATTATAATACAATTGTTGAATGGTTGTCAAAAAACAAACATAGATGTTTTCTTGAAATACAATACCATAATTGTGAAGATCAAATTAGATATAATAATAAGTTGTATAAATTAAGTTTAGAAAAAGGTATACCTTTAATTGCTGGAACAGATACACATTCATCAAGTAAATACAAAGCAGAATGCAGAAAGATATTACAGATATACAAAAAAAGTTTCTATGGCAGTGAAGATGAATTTGATTTGACGTGGAAAAATTATGATGAGTTGGTTGAAGCATTTAAATTACAAAAATCACTAGCAGAAGAAGTTTTTATGAATGCAATTAATAATACTAATGTATTTGCTAATATGGTTGAAGATTTTAAGTTTGATAAGAATTTTAAATATCCGACATTATATGGTGATAATGTAAGACAGCAGTGGATGGATTTGATTTATAGAAAATATGAAGAAAAAAAATCTAATAATTGTTTAGACTTAATAAATCATACTGAAAAAGAGTATAAAGAAAAGATAAAAGAAGAATTTAAAGTAATGTGTAAACTTGGAATGGAAAGCTTTATGATGTTTATGTCTGAATTGTTAGAATGGTGTACAAACAATGGTATACCATATGGTTTTGGAAGAGGTAGTGTGGCCGGTAGCACTATTGCTTACATAACAGATATTACAGATACAGATCCTATTGTGTGGAAAACAGTATTTTCTAGATTTTGTAATGAAGATAGAATATCGCTTGGAGATATTGATGTAGACTTTGCACCAGAAGACAGAGAAAAAGTTTATAAATATATTATCGAAAGATTTACTCCACAAAAAACAGCATATATTGCTGCATTTTCAACATTACAAGATAGAGGATGTATAGATGTATTAGCTGGTGGACTTGGATATAAAGATTTGGGAAAAGTAATGGATATTAAAAACCAATTTGACGAATTATTTAATACATATAGTAAAATTATGCAAGAAGAAGTAAATAGCGAAGAATTGGTTGAAAACGGTATATTAGAATCATCTACAATCACTTTTGATAATCATAATATTTATATGACTAGAATTAATAACAAGGATGCGAAAATAAAAGCAGAAAAAACTAAAAATTCATATGACTCTTTAATTAATGATAACCAAGACTTATTCTACTATTTAAAAGGATTAAAAGGTACTATAGTTGCAAAAGGAACTCATCCTAGCGGTATTATAGGATCACCTATAACACTGGCTGATAGTATTGGATTATTCTATAAAGATGGAGATTTAAACATGCCTGTATCAACATGTGCGATGAAAGCTGTCGATTCGCTTAACTACGTAAAATTTGATATATTAGGACTTAAAACAGTTGGAATTATTAAAGATGCTTGTAGATATGCTGGAATACCATACCCAAAAGCTCACGAAATAAATTGGGAAGATGATAAAGTTTGGAATAATATGATAGAGACTCAACAAGGGGTGTTTCAGTTTGAAGGTGATTATGCATTTGATTTGTTGAAGAACTTCAAACCACACACAGTTAACCATATGTCTATGGTAAACGCAGCACTAAGACCGTCTGGCAAATCATACAGAGATAAAATGATTGCAGGTGAATTTAATAAAAATCCATCAGAAGAAATTGATAAATTACTAGAAGATAATAATGGATATTTAATATTTCAAGAGGATACAATTAAATTCTTAACAGATATTTGTGATTTTACAGGTTCTGCCGCAGACACTACTCGTAGATGCTTAGATGAAAATTCTTTAGTGTTAATGTCTAATGGAAACAGAAAAAGAATAAAAGATGTTGAAGTTGGTGATAAGGTTGTATGTATTGATAACAGTAATAATATTACACATAAACCTGTTATCAATAAATTTAATAATGGTATAAAACAGACTTATAAAATTTATACACAACAAGATAATTATATTATTGCTACAGATAACCACAAAATATTAACACAGAACGGATGGAAACAAGTAAAAGAATTAACAAATAATGATTATGTAATGACACCATCTGTAATACATCCTACATCTGATAATTTAAAACCAAATCAGAGACTTTCTGAAAACGAAATGTTTTTATTAGGGTTATTAATTGGAGATGGCTCGATTGGAGATATAAACAATATACATTTTACAAATTCAGAACTTTGTGTTATAGAAAAATTTAAAAACTGTGTATCTGAATTATCAAGATATAATAAAAATTGTGAGTTCACAGATCATATTCAAAATGGAGTTGAAGTTGACTATATATACTCAATTTATATTAAATCAAAAAATCATAGAATGATTTTACAAAACTTATTAACAAAATATGACCTAGTAAAGAAGGCTGGATTGAAAAGAATACCTTATGAAATTATGAATTATCCAGTAGGTAGCAAATTAACAAATCTACTTGCAGGATTGTTTAATACTGATGGTGGTTACAACTTAAAAAATACTTGTATTGAATATTATACAACAAGCAGAGAACTTGCCTACCAAATAAAGTCATTGTTAATGAAGTATAATATATATTCATATGTAGAGTCAAAAAATGTAAAAGGATATGATTATATGTGCTATCATTTAATCATACGACAAGTTGATTCAGTAGAAAAGTTTTGTAACACAATAGCAACATTGATTGTTGGAAGAAAAAAGGATGATTATTTTAATATTTTAGAGTTAGCAAAAAATAGAACATTACAATATGATTACATTCTTCCAGAAGAGTGTTATGAAGAAATTATAAAGAATGCCAATGATAGAAATATCAGTTTTTCAGATATAGGAAATCAAATTGGAGGATATAAACACAATGGATTTAAATTAAATAAAAACAGCACAATAACAAATACTAAAGCATTAGATATTGTAAAGTTTGTATACAGTCCTAAAACTTATGAATTATTAATGGCTGAATATATACCGTTGAAAATAATTAAAATAGAAGAATATGGTATTTCAAATGTTTATGATATTGAGGTAAAAGACAATCATAATTATGTTGCCAACGAAATAATAGTACATAATTGTATAGGCAAAAAGGATCAAGAAGGTTTGAAAGAACAATTACCTAAAATCCTCGAAGGATACTGTAAACACTCTAGTAAACCAAGAGAAATAGCGGAAAAAGAAGCAGAACAATTTGTTCAGATTGTAGCCGATAGCTCGGAATATCAATTTGGATTTAACCATTCTACCAGCTACAGTATGAATGGATATGCTTGTGTAAATTTGAGAACATATTATACAATTGAATTTATTACTGCTTACTTGAATAGAGCTGAAAACGAAGAAGATACAAATAATGGTATTAATCTTGCAAGATATTTTAATATAGAAATTAAACCAATACAATTTGGTAAATCTCTTTCAGAATATACCATAGACAGAAAAGACAATACTATCTACAAAGGAATATTATCAATTAAGTATTGTAATTCAAAAATAGCAGAAGAACTAATGGAGTTATCCAAAAATAAATATAATAACTTTATTGAATTATTAACAGATATACATAAACAAACTTCAGTAGATGCAAGACAATTAACAATTCTTACAGGTCTTAACTTCTTTAGTATGTTTGGTAATAATAAATACTTGCTTAATGTAATTGAGGTTTATAATAATCTCTACAATGTAAAACAAATTAAAAAAGCTGATTTTGATAAACTTCAACTTAATGAGTTTTTGATGAAAAAATATAGTAGTAAAGAAACAGAGAAATTATACAAAGAACTCGATACAAAAGGACTTGTAACAGAAATGTGTTCTAAATTAGAAGATAAACCAATGTCAATCATTGAACATATTAAATTTGAAATGGAATATTTGCAATATACTACATACGCAAATCCAAAAGTAAGTAAAGATTATTACGTAGTATTGGACTTTAAAACTTATAATAATCCAGCTACTCCATATTTATTAGTAAGAAATATTAAGACTGGAGAAGAATTTAAAACAAAGATAACATCAGCAAAAATATTTAAACTTAGTCCATTTGGTCAATATAGTATATTGAAGATATATGAGTTTAGAGAACAGTTTAAAAAGAGAAAAGTTGGAGAAGAGTGGATTCCAACAGATGAAACAGAGAAGATTATAACTGCATTTGAGTGTATAAAATAAGTGAGGTGATTTGGTGAGTGATAACGGAACAAAAGAATTTGAGTTTCAGTGTAGAGTAGTTAGATGTATTTATGATACAGAAGATTATAGAGTGTATGCAGTGGATGTAGATAAAGATAAATATAATTTTATTAAGTTTACTAAATATGGAACAGCAGTTATAAGTGGCAATCTACATCAACTTGGAGAAGGAATTTTGTATTCAGTAAAAGCAACAGAAGAAATAACTAAGAATGGTTATGGATATAAAGTAAATAATATTAAACGAGACAGACCAAACACCTCTCTTGATATGCAGTTGTTCTTACAAGAAATATTAACTCCAATGCAAGCAGATACATTATTTAAAGTTTATCCTGATATAGTGGATAGAGTAATTAATAATAGACTAGAAGACATTGATTTATCATTAACTAAAGGAATTAAAGAGTATACGTTTGAGCGTATCAAAGAAAAGATTGTTGAGAACTTTGCATTAGTAGAGCTGGTATCAGAGTTTCAAGGATTACTTAGTCTAAATATGGTTAAAAAGTTGTATGATAAATATCCATCTACAGAAAAAATTAGATATGAAATGAAGAATAATCCTTATAAATGCCTGTGTGTAATCTCAGGCATTGGATTTAAAAAAGCTGATGGATTACTATTGGAAATAGAAAAGGCTTCTATAGAAAATGTTTCAAAAGGGTTAAAACCTATTATAGATTTTAATTCTGATTTAAAGACAAGCAAGCAAAGATGTTTATCATGTATCTTATTCTTATTAGAAGAAAACGAAAACAACGGTCATACTAAAATGGATCTAGTAGATTTAAAAAACCAATGTGATAAACTAGTGCCAGCTTGTGCTTATCATTTCATAGATGCAGTAAAAGAAGAAAGTATATATTATGATAAGAGCAGTAGAAATGTTGCATTAAAAGAAACATATAATACTGAATTATATATAGCAAAGAATATTTCATATGGATTATCTGTTAAAAACGAATGGAATATTAATGTAGAGAAATACAGAAATTCAAGTGAATTTTCACTTACAGACGAACAGCTACAATCAATTAATTATTTATGTAAATACAATATAAGCATATTGAACGGGTTTGGTGGTAGTGGTAAGAGTTCATGTACACAAGCAATAATTCAGATGTTAGATGATAATAATAAATCGTATGTGTTATTATCTCCGACAGGTAAAGCAGCAAAAGTATTAAAGGAATATTGCAAGAGAGAAACATCAACTATTCATAGAGGTTTAGCTTATATTCCACCTAACACATGGACATATTGTATGAATAATAAACTCGATAGTGATGTTGTGGTTATTGATGAGTTTTCAATGACAGATATATTTTTATTCAAACATGTAATCGATGCAATAGATTTTAATAGAACTAAGTTGTTAATGGTTGGTGATTCTGCTCAGATACCTTCAGTTGCTTGTGGTAATCTATTGCACGACTTTATGCAATCTAAAGTTATACCAACTACGTCATTAACTAAAATCTTTAGATATGGTAAAGGTGGATTAATGACGGTTGCTACAGATGTTAGGAATTGTAAGAAATATCTGTCTGACAGTTTAAGTCAGTGTACATACTTTGGAGATAATAAAGACTATGCTTTTATTAATGTAGATGACAAGCAATCAGTTAAAAACGTTCTTGCATTATATGAAAAATTATTATCACAGAATTACAAAGTAGAAGATATACAGGTGTTAACAGCATATAACAAAGGAGAATATGGTACAGTTGTATTAAACAACCACCTTCAGAAGATAGCTAATAAAAATTTTGGATCAGACACATTTCTTAAATATGGTGAAACAACTTACTATGTTGGTGATTTGATTATACAGAAACAGAATAATTATAAAGCAAAAGTATATATTGACGATGATTTCTGTATTGATGACGAGAATTTAAATACTACGTTTATTGCAAATGGAGAGTGCGGAATTGTATTAAGCATAAATAGATTTGAAATGATAATTGACTTTGATGGTGTGAAGGTTAGTTATTCAAGAGAAGATTTGCAGAGTGTTGGATTGGGATACGCTATTTCAATTCATAAATCTCAAGGTAGTAGTTCAAAGGTAATTATTCTACTGACACCAAAGTCTCATACATATATGCTTAATTCAAATCTAATTTATGTTGGACTCACTAGAATGAAAGAGCGTTGTTTTCATATTGGTGCTGCATCAACAGTTAATACTTCTATAAAAAATAAAGAGAACTTTAACAGAATGACATTTATGCAATCCATGTTAAAAGAAAATACAAAGTAATTACAAATAATAATAAACAAGATGTTGACAACATAGTTAACCTGTGATATGATTAATTCAAGCGAAAGAGATAAGGCTAGATTAATGGCATCACAGGTTTTTAGTACATATTGAAAATAATAATAAACAGAAAACATTTAAAAGGAGAATGGAATGAATAATTTAGAAGAAATGAAGTCATTAATTAAACAGTTAAACGAAGCATCAACAGCATATTATAAGTATGATAAGCCTATTATGTCGGATAAAGACTATGATGCGCTCTATGACCGACTTGAACAGTTAGAAAAAGGCACAAGTATCATTATGGTAAATTCACCTACTCAGAAAGTACAAGGTGAAATACTAGAAGGATTAACTAAAGTAAAACATAGTAAGCCTATGTTATCCGCTAACAAAACTAAAGATATTAATGAAGTAAAGAGATTTGTAGGAAATCAATTGTGCGTAGAAATGTGGAAATTGGATGGATTGACAATTGTAATACGTTATGAAAATGGTTTATATAAACAAGCCATTACAAGGGGTGGAGGAGATACAGGAGAAGATGTTACACATACAATCAGACATTGTATTAATTTACCTTTAAAATTGCGTACAGATGTTAATATAGAAGTACGTGGAGAGTGTGTAATATCGTGGGAGAATTTTGATAAAATCAATGAAACACTAGAAGAACCATATAGCCATCCACGTAATTTAGCTGCTGGTAGTGTTAGACAATTAGATTCAAACGTAGCAAAGGAAAGATATTTAGAGTTCATAGCATTTGAATTAGTACAAGATAATAATATTGAAAAACTTGATACAGATGTTTCATTAGGATGGTTATCTGATTTAGGATTTCAGGTTACTGAAAGAGAATTCGTACAGAATGGTGTTGCTAATGTGGAAGATGTAGATTTAAAATTTAATCCAATAAACTATAAATATCCAGTAGACGGAACTATTTATAAATATGAGTTTTATGATTATGGCGAATCACTAGGAACTACAGTACATCATCCTTTGAATATGATTGCTAGAAAGTGGAAAGATGACACATACGAAACAACACTTGTGGATATTGAATGGAATACTTCTCGCACTGGTTTAATTAATCCTGTTGCTATTTTCTCACCTGTAGATTTGGGTGGTGCAATTACAACTAGAGCAACATTACATAATATCAGTTATATGGAAGATTTACAGTTAGGAATTGGTGATACGATTACGGTTTATCGTGCCAATATGGTTATTCCTAAAGTTGATGATAATTTAACTAAAAGCAATACATTTAAGATTCCAGATAAATGTCCTGAGTGTGGTAGTGATATAGAAGTAAAAAATGACAATGGATCAAAATTCTTATATTGTACTAATCCAAATTGCAAAGCCAAGTTGATTAGTAGATTAACCCATTTCGTAAGTAAATATGCGATGAACATTGATGGGATGTCAGAAGCCACTATTGAAAAATTTGTTGAATTAGGATGGCTTAATGAGTTGGTAGACATTTATAATCTGAAACAACATAGAAATAAAATGATTACATTAGATGGTTTTGGTGTAAAGTCTGGTGATAAATTATTAGCTGCAATTGAAGAAAGTAAGCATGTGAAGCTAGAAAATTTCATTTATAGTTTAAGTATCCCACTAATCGGTAAAACAGCAAGCAAAACAATCAGTAAGTATTGTAAAGGAGATACAATTAATTTCTATAGATTGATTAATGAAGACTTTGATTTTACTAACCTTGACGACTTTGGTGGTACAATGCATGAATCTATTGCAAACTGGTTTAGAAATAATTATGAGATATACAGAAGTCTTGCTACTATAATGAATTTTGTAATAGAAGATAAAGCAAATAATAATACACAGAATAGTAAATCGTTGGACGGTATGACATTTGTAATTACAGGATCAGTTAATCGTTATAAGAATCGTGAGGAATTAAAAGCGGATATTGAAAGTAGAAATGGTAAAGTTGCAGGAAGTGTCAGTAAGAGTACATCATACCTTATAAATAACGATAATACATCAACGTCTGGTAAAAATAAGAAAGCACAAGAGTTGGGAATTAAGATTATTACTGAAGATGAGTTTTTAGAGATGATTAAGTAATAATAATATTAAACGAAAGGAATGATGATTTATAGCTATACCTAAGAAATTTAGAAACAAATACATAATAAATGGGGAAACAACAACCATAGAAATGAAAAAGAGAGATGGAAGAACGTTTTATACGACCATTGATACTGACGATCTACAAAGGCTAATAGACTTAAAAGTTACATGGCATGCAATATTAAATCCAGTAAACGGTTTGTGGTATGCACAAGCAGGAATTTATTTGGGTTGTGAAAATGGAAAATACAAATATTCAAGTATGATGATGCAGTGGTTTATTGGAAATCCAGATAATATTAAAGGAATTCAAGTAGATCACATTGACCATGATGGACTGAATAATAGAAAATCAAATTTAAGGATTTCTAAGTATGAAGAAAATTTAAGAAACAGAAAATCAAAGAATATAACCAATAAGTCAGGATATAGAAATGTAAGTCAAAATGGTAAATGGTGGGTAGTAACTATGAGAGTTGATGGAAAGCATGTGGAATTAGCTAAGTTTAAAAATGTAGATGACGCTGGTATATGTGCTGAGATTTTACGTGAAAAATATTATGGAGACTATGCAGGAGAAAGCTAATAAGTTAATACTTTGGAGTGCTTTTAGAAAGGAGAAATTTAATGACAAGTGCAAAAGACGCAAGAAAACAATTAAATGATTTACTCGGCATAAATAATAAACCACTATTGGAAACATATTTAGAACAGTTTGAAGAAAAATTACAACAATCTATAAAAAATAAAACATCAAAAGTAGTAATAACTATTCCAGATGTGGTTGCAAAAGATTTTGTTGATGCCTTAGAGTATCATAAATTTACGATTGATAATGTATACAGAGGAGTAGATATTTTTTCTATTGAACCAAGAGAATACTTTGCATTAGATATCAGTTATTAGAAAGAGCTAACAAACGACGATTTGTTTAAGAAATGAGGTGATTAAAACGGATAGATATAAAGTTAAGTGTATAGACGGACTTCATTATGTTATAGACACGAAGAAAAATGACACGATTGTAAGCTCAGGATATTATAACGAAGAAAGTGTAAAAACAGTATGTGACAAAAAGAATGTAATATCTGATTTAAGTGGATACATTAACATCAAATTATAGCTTTATTGGGTTTAGAAAGGAGAATAAATATGATAGTTATTGATCCAGAAAGAGGAGGATGTGTGTTGTGGAAAGATTTAAATGTAACACATATCAGAGGTAATATTGAAGATTGTGCTGATGCAATTTTTAGAAGAATAATGATTCCGATTGAAGATGATGAAAATGTTATTATTGGTTATTATCAAATTGAAGAAGTTGGTTTAGACGTTGCTGGAATTGGCAGAGCTTGGAAAGATGAATTTACTAAAATAGGTATTAAAACAGATGACATTATCGGAAAACAAATTGACAATTTTCTACCACAGATTAAAAGAAGGATAAGTAAAGAAGTTTATGACATGTATGAAAGCGCATCAAATTTTAAGATAGGCTTAAAGACACAATAGAATCAGGTTTTTATTAAGACTTAGAAAGAAGGTGAGTATATGGGTATTAATGTAGAAGAATATAAGGTAATTTATAAGGATGTTGTTTATAATCCACTGACAATTACACCAATATTTAAAGGCAACGAAGATTTTTCAAAATCTGATAAAATACAATTTATTGAAATGTTTTATATTAATGAAGATGGAGAGTTGAGATTCATAAGTGACGAAGCGTGGTGCTTTAAATTTGTAAGAAGATAATCAAATCAGATATTGTTTGGAACTTTGAAATGAGGTGACACATATGAAATGTAACTGTTTTACTTGTCCACTAGGGAAAGATTGTTATAATCATCGGTTAGATTTGTATGAAAATATGGGAGAAGAGCCAGATTACAACGAAATAGCGTATTCAATCTGGTGTGATAAAATAGGTTCAAAATGCGGTTGGTATGGATTTTGTGATGAAGCATTTGAAGAAGATATTACACACAGTAAAGCAAATAAAAAACAATCTAGTAAGCGTTCAAGACGAGAAAAACACAATAAGAAGATATCTGACATTTATTCATTTACAAAAAGAATATGGATGATTCCATACTATGAACATAATAGCAGATTAATCCAAAACAATTTTTCATGGAGAACAAAGCGGTTTTATAAGAAATATTCTCATAAGCAGATCAGAAAATACGAAGGAGAAATTTCTAATGGCAATTGTTATCGTAAGGTTTGGAATTACAAATGTGAAATAAGTTAGTACAAAATAACTCTTTGATTCTAATAGAAAGGAATGTTAAATGACTAATTTTGAATGGGTAAAAAATTTAAACGAAGATCAGATGGCAGCTTTTATTACACTATACAGACCAGATTGTAATGAATTATGTAAAGATGCAAAAGCAGGATGTAATTGGGGTTGTAAACATCATAGTGGGAGAGATATTATTCGGAAATGGCTAGATAAAGACGTTAATGATGATGAAGAAATATAGAGCATATGAAACAATGTTTTTATCAGGATTGTGAAAGGAGATTACAATGAAAAAATTTAAATGTACTGTTACAAAAGTTTATGAGTACGAAGTTGAATTAGATGAGAGAGTATGGACTGAAGAAGAACTAAAGAACTGGTCAGAATGTTTTTGTGATATCGATGATCTACGAGAGTTAGCAGAACAATTGTCATTAAGAAAGACTGATTATGAAGATGGAGAGTTTATTGAAGGGTTTGGTGTTCCTATGATTAATGGAAATAAACCTTTTGTGTGGGGTGATAATAAGGATGTTATTAATGAGAGTGTAAATATTAATATTATCACTGATGGAGAAGCTGATGTTGAAAGTGAAATAATTAATTAAGATGTGATTTTGATTAGGTTTCACTACAGTAGTGAAAGTAACATAAATAATGAAAGTGGAGGTGAATTAAATGACAATTGATATTGTAAAATGAGAGAATTGGGAAGGTTTATATGTTGACGGTAATCTTTGTACTGAAGGACATCACATAGAACAAGAAGATATTCTTGAATGCATTAAAGAAACGGTAAACACATGCGAAGGAATAAGTGATTTTGAGTATGTGATTACATATGTATCATCTAAGTGGATGGAAGATATATGTTCTTTCCCTAAATATATAGCTAATATACCAGATGAAGCAATTATTGAATAATAAATAATAATATACATAATCAATCCTAATAATAGGTTGATATAAATAATACATAACAAGGAGGAATTAAAAAAATGGAAGTAACACTATATTCAAATCATTGTCCACAATGTAAAGTTTTGGAAACAAAATTAAAAGATAAAAACGTAGTTTATACAGAGGTAAATGATGTTGATTTAATGTTATCAAAAGGATTTATGTCAATGCCAATGTTGGAAGTTGACGGAAATGTGATGAACTTTGCAAGTGCTTTAAAGTGGGTAAATGAAAACTAGAAGACTAAAGGAGAACAAATTATGCTAGAAAGTTATAGAAGAAATGTCAATTTTATTAAAAAATACGCAAGTGCAGTTAATGCGTCAAGTGGTAGTGAAGTAGATTCAAACGCAAATGTAGAGAATAAGAATATTACAACTTGCATGGGCGAAATTCCTAAGAGAGAAATTATTGGAACAAACAGATTATTAATGTGTGACAAACTAACTGAATTATATGGTGAAGATTTTGCAAATGAGTATATTAGACAGTTAGAATCACATGAGATTTACAAACATGATGAGACATCAATAATGCCATATTGCGTTTCTATTACAATGTATCCGTTTTTATTTGGTGGATTAAAGGATATCGGTGGTATTTCATCTGCACCTACTAATCTACAAGCATTTCAAGGATCATTTATTAATTTAGTCTTCGCTATTGCTAGTCAGTTTGCAGGTGCAGTAGCTACACCAGAGTATCTTATGTATTTAGATTATTTTATCAGAAAAGAATATGGAGAAGATTATTATAAACGTGTAGATGATATTGTAGTACAATCCATTAAACCTAAAACAATTGACAAAGTTATTACAGATGGGTTTGAGCAAGTAGTATACTCAATGAATCAACCAGCCGCAGCAAGAAACTTTCAGTCAGTATTTTGGAATGTAGCATATTTTGATAAGCCATACTTTGAAGGAATGTTTGACAATTTTGTATTTCCTGATGGAACATGCCCAACATGGGAAAGTGTTGATTGGTTACAGAGAAGATTTATGAAGTGGTTTAATAAAGAAAGACTTAAAAAAGTATTAACATTCCCGGTTGAAACATTAAACTTACTTAATGACGGAGAAGATTATGTAGATAAAGAATATAAAGAACTTCAAGCTGAAATGTATGCTGAAGGACATTCATTCTTTACATATACAAGTAATAGCGTTGATTCATTGGCTAGTTGTTGCCGATTGAAAAATGAATTTCAGGATAATACATTCTCATATACTCTTGGAGCTGGTGGAGTATCAACAGGTTCTAAAGGTGTTATAACAATAAATCTGAATAGACTCGTACAAAACGCTACTAAAAATAATATAGATATTTCAGATGCCGTATCAGAGCAAGTTGAAAAAGTACATAAATATTTAACAGCATATAATGAAATCATTACAGACTATTTTAATGCAAGAATGTTGCCTATTTTTGATGCTGGTTATATTTCATTAGAGAAACAATTTTTAACTATCGGCATCAACGGATTTGTAGAAGGAGCTGAGTTCTTAGGAATCGACATTTCTCCTAACGAAGAATACTTTGAATATGGAGAAAGAATATTAAAACCTATTTATACGTTAAATAAACAAGCTAAAACAAAAGAACTGATGTTTAACACGGAGTTCGTGCCAGCGGAAAATCTAGGAGTTAAGAACGCTAAATGGGACAAGAAAGACGGATATTTTGTACCAAGAGAATGTTACAATAGCTATTTCTATAAAGTGGAAGACGAAACATGTAATATATTAGATAAGTTTATCTTACATGGAAATAAACTTACTAAATATTTAGATGGTGGATCTGCATTACATATGAATTTAGATGAACACTTATCTAAAGAACAATATTTACACTTAGGAAAAGTTGCTATCAAAACTGGCTGCCAGTATTATACATACAATATTCCAAACACAATTTGTAACAAGTGTGGACATATTAGCAAGCATAGATTAAATACTTGTGAAAAATGTGGAAGTGAAGATTTGGATTATGCAACCAGAGTTATTGGATATCTAAAGAGAGTATCTAAGTTTGCTGAAGCTAGAATTAGGGAAGCGGCAAGGAGATTTTATGACAAATTTAAAGCTTAAATATATAAGCTATTCAATTGCATTACAAGAAGTTCCTGACGAGATTTCGTTAGTGATTAATATTAGTGGTTGCCCTCATTTATGTGAGGGTTGCCACTCTCAATATTTAACTAAATACGAAGGAAATTATTTGCTAGATGATTTAGAAGAACTAATTAATATCTATTATGGAATGATTACTTGTGTTTGTTTTATGGGTGGCGACCAAAACATGATTGAATTAGACACTGCAATAGAATACGTACATAGAAAAGGATTGAAAACTTGTGTATATAGTGGCTCAGATGACTTTAGTATATTTAAATGTTCATTGAAGTATCTTGATTGGTTAAAGATAGGCTCATACAAACAAGAACTAAGTGTTGATAATAATATACAACACGGAATTAAATTGGCGACAAGCAATCAAAAGTTATATAAAAGAGGTATAGATTACTAAACCAATATCTTGTTTTATGTGCTTTTTTGAAAGGAGTTAAAAATGGCTAGATATGAAGTTGAAGTACATGCCTATCAAATAGTGGAAGTTGAAGCCAATAGTGAAGAAGAAGCAATTGAAAAGGCGATTGAAGAAGGTGTAGATCTTTCAAGTTGTGAATGGAGTCATGAAAGATGCAGTAAAATCAAAAACGAATAATATACAACAATAAAAAGGAGAGTGATTATTATAGGAGCGAATGTAGGATATTTAACCGCAGCTAAAACGGATGAGTCGAATGAAAACTATACACCTTATTACGCTGTTGAACCAATAATGAAATATATAGATAAGAAGTTAAAGGTTTGGCTACCGTTTGATGAAGAATGGTCGGCATACTATAACACATTTAAAGATAATGGATATGACGTTATAAGAAGCTGTATTCAGGAATGTCAAGATTTCTTTACATATGAACCAGAAGAATATGATGTGATTGTTAGTAATCCACCATTTAATGTAAAGGATAAAATACTAAAACGGTTAGATGAATTAGGGAAGCCATTTGCAATTTTGCTTCCAATGAATTCTCTTCAAGGAGCAAGCAGATATAAGTGTTGTTTTAAAAATGGAATACAATTATTAGCATTTGATCAAAGAATAGGATTTCATTCACAAGACAAAATGGACGAACCAATAGAAGGAAGTCCATTTGCAAGTGCATACTTTTGTAGAAATGTATTACCGAAAGATTTGATAGTAGAAGAGTTAATTAAATATAAGAAACCATTAATAAATAATAACAGACGATAAAATGAAAATTTGATTAACTCTTGAAAGGAGATAAGATGAATTTAGCATATTATAACGACCATAAAGAAAAGTGGCAATCACATGAAATTTCTTTATTAGACGAGAACTTCTATAATACAGAGCACGATGTATTTAGCCATGATCCATTTAATATTACAGGTTATGGAGAAACAAAAGAAGAAGCACTTAGTAATTTCAAAATGAAATTTGAATATACAATGAATGAACTTAAAGCGTTTGAAACAATGTTGTTAGATACAAGTGTTATTGAAGATAATATTGTTCAAGTGGATTGTTTTAAAAAGAGAATATAATATAGAACTACTATTTTAATTACTTGCAGGAAAGGATGTGAGTTATGAGATTATTTAAAGTGGACTATATGGATGATTGTGATGATGATTCTTATTTAACTGTAGGTAATAATTTAGAAGAAGTAGAAGAAAGAGAATTAATTAAATTACAGTCTGAATGTTCTTGTTTTATGGGATGTTGGGTGTTTGAAGTAAAAGAAGTAGATGGGCATAAAATAAAAGTAGAATAATACGACAAATTTATCAAGAATGACAGCAAAAAAGGGTGCCAATCGTCGATACACCCCTTAATGCTGATTATATTCTTAAAAAATATAGTTTTTTATAGGTGCGCACTACCTACAATAAATATATATGTTAATGTTCCAAAAATATGTTTATAAGTTAAAAATAATTTTAAAATTATAATTAATTAAGAAAGGAGTAAATAATGGAAAGATTAACAAAATATAATGCTACAGGAGTAGCAGTTTTAAAGCAACCATTTGTATGTGATAAGTGTGATGAAATTTTTTATAGGTTACACGATTTAGGATATGGAGAACCTATTGCAAAATTAGCTAAGTATGAAGATTTAGAAGAAAAGTTGCATTATCTATGCAAAAATGGAGATGAAAATATTGTTGAAAATATTATCAATGTTTTTATTGAAATAATATTCAAAGGACAGAAACATGAAGGCTTTGAAATATTAACAAATGAAGATGCAGAGTTATATAATGAATGGTTAAAGACCATATAGAAACATAATATCATAAAAAAAATAGAGAACACTCTACGCATTCTCTACCTTAATATTAATCTTTTTCGTAGATGTTATATAACACTACGTAAATACAATAGATAAAAATTACGGCAATACTTGAAAAAATTATTGATAAATTTTTATTTAACCAAAAATGTATTAACATAAAAACTGCTGACCAACACGCAGTCATACCTAAAAGATAGTAATAAATTAACATTTTAGCTCGGTGTATTATACCAATAATTGGGAAAAAGGTATTAGTTATACCAATTAATATTATAGTAATTATATAATAGTTTTCTGTTGGCATTAAGTTAAAAGGTATGATTAAGTATAAACTTAATATTAAAGCAGATGTTATTAAATAAAATCGAAAAAGTGTATTATAAAATTCAAGTTTTACTATTAGCTCTCTTTCGTCAAGTACATATCCTTTTTTCATAGTAGTTTTAAAAAGATTAATTTGCATTATTTAAGTCCTCCTTGTTTTTCCAAAATAATTCGTCGAGCGATTTATCTAATGCCCAACAGATTCGTAAACATAATTCAATTGTAGGATTATATTTACCAGTTTCAATTAAGTTGATAGTTTGTCTTGATGCCTTAACAAGTTCAGCTAATTGATCTTGTGATAAATCTTTAGCAACACGAGCAAGTTTTAAATTAATATTTTTGTCATTCATATATTCACCTCCATGACTTACTATACTATATAATATATGAAATGTCAATTATAATGTACTAAAAATATAATATAAATTATAAATGTATATAGAAAGGAACAAAACATATGAGTATTTCATTAGAAGAAGCCAGAAATAAGCTTGATACTTTAGAAAAATTAGCAGGTAATCCAGAGTTAATATTAACAGATTTATTTACAGAAGGTGTATCAGGAAGTAATTTTTTATATCAAATTAATATAGATGGTAAATATATATTAGATTATTTAAAAGAATATCTTCAAAAAATATCAGTTTTATCAGATTGTATAATTACTAATAGTTCATATGATTTTTATATTTACATACAGTCATTAAAAATTGTAGAATATTACAAATATGATTCAAATGATTGTATTGTACGTATAAACGCCGACAAAAGAACGTTTAAAATTATTAATCGATGCATTGAAGATTATGAAACCATTATGAATAAAAAATACATAAAAGGAATTAAAACATTAGACGGATATTGGATAAGGTTTCAAAATTTAAACTTTAAAAAAAGAATTAAAAATGCTATTAATTCATTCTCTTCAAATAAGAAGTTTTACGTAAAGATTCTTGATTTTTTATTTTGGCTGAGAATAAAACAAAGTAAGGTTGATAAATTACTTAATCAAAAAATTACCGAAATCAATGAATCTAATAAGTATAATGAAGAATTTTATAATGAAGAAATTGAAAGACAAAATTATTATTTACAATATGCACCAAAACAAATACAAAAAATTAAAGAAAAACAAAAAGAAATTTCTACATATCTATTAAGTATTGGATATAAAGAATATAAAGAAATGTCAGAACACTAAATAGCAAATAAAAGGTAGATTTTAACATGTTTTAGAAAGGAATAAATATGACTGTAAAAGAACTTAGAGACAAACTAAATAAATTGATAGACGCAGACGAATCAGATTTATTAGTTTATTTTAACGATGGTTGTTCTTGACTTGAAGAAATTATAGAGATAAAAGAAGAATACAATGAATGTGATAGAGAACATATTCAACTAATGTAAGAGCTGATAAAACAGAATTTTATCAGCTCTAAGGAAGGAGAATTTATGGATATTTTTCAATGTATCAATAAAAAGAAAAGTAATGTTCATTGCCAATATAATAAATGTAAACATAATTATGATGGTATTTGTATCCACGAATATGTTATGGAAAAATACAAAGATTCTGAATATGTTCTTATGTCAGAATGCGATATAGCATATGAAAAAAGTAGCAACTATGATGACATGTATTGGTACTAAGAGTAAATCAGTTGTATCTTTGATTATGTAATGTCAAAATCCCACATAATACTCACAGTAATATTGTTCGGATACTACATGAAAAAAAGGTGACTTTGACAATGAAATTAGTGATAAATTGTGTAGAACAATATCTTATATCGCAACTATAATTAATGAATTGCTTACACATATTTATGTAACTAGTATTAACTGAATTAAAAAATATATACATATAAATACAGATTTCTATTACAAAAACAAAAGGAGATATAAATGAAAGTAAAATTTATTTTTGACGCACAATTTTATAGTTACATGGAAGAAATAGTAGACTTGCAAGATAATCTATCTGAGTCTGATATTAAAGCCATGTTTCCAATCGTATTGGGTATAGAATATAACGATAATTGTTCATTCGAAGCTATTAATGGGAAAATTGTATGTGACGAAGAAGTGTTAGCTTATACAGAATAATAAAGGAGAAAAATTATGGCAAGAGGAAAACAAAGTTTACTAGAATTAACTGCACCAGAAAATATTATAGAAACAAATGAAGAAGTTGGTTCAATACCGTTTTTCGATATAGATGACGAATATGCGATTTCTGGTTGTTATGGAGATTATGCACTGGTGATTAGAAAGAAAGCAAGTAAAACTGGGAAAGAAGAAAATGGAGAAGATAACACTAAAGTTTATACATATTATCGTTGGGATGAATTAAAATATGATAGTAAAGTATATGGTATATTTGATCTTTATTTAAAAGCGAAAAGATTACATTCGTTTAAAAACATGAAACGCACCAATGACATCAAAGAGCTTATTAAAATTGAAAAAGAAATTTCAGACTATGTACATAACATACTAGATATTAATACAAGTGAACAGTTTAAAACAGTTTGTGATTTAACTGATACAGTTTTGTTTTTAAAGAAACAAATAGAAGAGGCAAGGAATACACTATCTGAATATAAGAAACTAATACATGATACACAATTAGAATTTAAAGAGTCTAAAAAATTAATTGTAGAAAATATGCCAAAAACAAAGAAACATCCAATTAAGGAGGAAGAATAGAATGACACTAAAAGAAAATGAATTGCTATTTGCAAAAGTAAGAGATGGTGCTATTATACCAAGCAAGAGAGAAGAAGATGGTTGTTTCGATATATACGCATGTTTTAATGAAGAATATATGGTAATTCCGCCACACACAAATAAGTTAATTCCTACTGGTATAGCTTCGGCGTTTACTCCAAAATATCGTTTAGCTATTAGGGAACGTGGCAGTAATACTAAATCAACACTAATCACAATGGCAGGTCAAGTTGATAGTGGATACAGAGGAGAAATATTTGTAAGTCTATATAATGGAAACGATATTCATATTGAAATAACTAAAAATATTATAGAGGTGGAAAAGACAGAAGATTTAATTCGTGTACCTTATACAAAAGCAATTGCTCAATTTGCTATAGAAGAAGTTCCTGTTATGAATGTTAAAGAAATTAGTTATGAATACTTGGTTAAAATAGAATCAGAACGTGGTATTGGCAAATTAGGAAGCAGCACAAAGTAAAATTAAATACAAATAATAATAAACAAGTTATTGACATTTGATTAAGAACGTGTTATATTTAGTTCATGGCAGAAATACAAGCTATAGAATATAAGTATATCACGTTTTTAATTTCTGTCTTACATAAAAAATATAACAAAGATAATAATAAACAAGAAAGGGGGAAATATGAGATTTAAGGATTATAAAGCAATGTTACATAAAGAAGAACGAATGCTTAATCGTATTCACACAATGGACATGAGTTTAAATGGTGGTGATGAATTAGTAGATATCTATGATATTACAATACCAGAAAACTTCAAATTAACAAAGCCAAAAAGAAAGAAGATTTACAGAGCCTTTAATTACTTTATCAGAAATGGATTCTTTGACAAACCAATAAGTGTTATTATTGAAAGCAATGAGAATGGTAAGGCTAATAGATTTGTTTTGGTAGATGGGTATTCAAGATATGTGGCTGCAAGGTGGATGTATATGAGGTTTATTCCGGTTAAATACATAGATATTAACGATGTTATAATTAAATAAGAAATGTAAATAATAATATACGAGGTAAGTAGAATTTATGAGAGATAAAAATAGGATTAAACCATTCTTAGCAGAACTAGAAAAAGCATGGTTATACAGCCCTGATTTAAGATTTACGCAGCTTGTTATTAATCTACTTGGAATTGATTCATATTATATGGAAGACGAAGATGCTTTGAAGGTTATTCAACGATATAATGGAACTAAGGACGATGAGATATTTAAAGTTAGATGCAAGTGAGAATCTTGTGGTAAAGAAATTAAGGTAGGTGTTCCAAAGAAAGATTACTACGGTGGCGATTTTGATTGTAGATTTGGAAATACATGTAATGAATGCGTACCGTCAGATAGTGTTACTAGGGATGGAATGTGCGAAAGTACATATTTAGAAATCGAAGAATAGAAGCCAAAACAAAGATGTACTTTATTAGGAGTTGAAAGGAGATTTATGAAAAGAGAAGACGAAATTACTAGGTTAATATTATTATGGGGATATGAAACAATAGGTGATTTATCGGATGGGATTCCATTCTGCACATTATCTTCATTATCAAGTTACTTAGCAGATAATATGATTTTAAAATCTGAAATAGAAAATCAATAACAAATCTAAAATTGGTGTGCTTATTAAAAGAAAGAGAGGAATAAACAATGGGATTGGATAGAGAACCTATAAAGATTGCAAATGCTTTAAAAATTGCAAAAGAATATTATAACGAAAAAACATACCAACATGCTTTAAGAGTTATGCAATACGTAGCAGATAATGAAATGATTCAAAGTGAGTATAAAGATGAATGTGTGGCATTAGCTATAATGCACGATCTATTAGAAGATACAGATTTTAATAGTGCTTATTTTCCAGAATACTTCAATAAAGCATTAAAATTACTAACCAAACCAAAAGAACAAGACTACATTGATTACATTAAGAACATTAAAGATACTGGCTACACAAATTGGAGAATGTGTGCTTATTGGGTTAAATTAGCAGATATGAAAGATCATTTAGCACAGACCGAAACACTTACAGATAAGTTGAAAGAAAAGTATTTAAAAGCGTTACCATATTTACTATAAAATGTGCATTCGATTTGCTTATTAGAAAGGGGAAAGAAATATGATTGTATCTAAAACTAGAATGTCCAAGATGCCAACTTCATGTAGTAAGTGCTCTTATTATGAAGTAGAAAGAGAATTCGGTCATGCTGACATTAGAATATGTAATGGATATGGTAAAGGATTTGATATTGAAAAGAATATTAAACCAACAGTTGAACGTTCCAAGAAATGTCCATTAATTGAAATTGAAGAGTAAATAAAAGCATTGATTGATGTACTTATTAGAAAGGATAAAGAGTATGAGTAGAATTATAAAATCGATTGCAAAATCAATCACATTAGTAACTCTTGCAATAATTATTGCTTTGGTGATACGTGTTGTTTGCAACTTGGCAATTGGTTTAATCGGTGTTTATCCATGTCTAATCATAGTTATTTTAATAATGATTATAACGGCAAGTGCAATGTTTTACAAAGACAGTAACAGATAATAAGAAAGGAGATAAATAATGAGCCAACCATGTAAATATAACAGTTTTAGTCCATGTGAGGAATGCGATAAGTGTTATGGTATCAAAAATCATACTCATGTATATTGTACAAACTGTAGGCATTTCAGATTAGATGATGAAGAAATTCCTTATTGCCCTTACGAAGAAAAAGAATGTGATATAAGAGACTGTGAAGATAGCAGACCATTTAGTGAAAGACCAATGTATGAAGAATAATTGATGTTACCGACACGAATGTCGGGAAGAAAGGACGAATTAGATGAAACTAGAACATGAATTATTAGAAGAATACATATATATAAATTTCCCATACGAAGAATATGGAGATTTAACAATAGAAAATATGTTAACCATATACGACTCATTGGGATACAAATCTTATGTATTAAATGTCGCTGCTAAAAACTTGGGAAAAGATTTACTGAAACTATTTAAAAGATGATAGATCATTGATTTTATTAGGTTGAGAAAGGAGAAAATATGTTAGACAAATTATTATGTAAGATACAATTATATAGTTATTTATTACCAACATGTAGAATTGGTAATGCTATCATGGATTTTAGAAAACAACACACAATCAAATAAACCTTCTAATGGGTTTGTGGAAAGGAAGTGAAAAATGAATCTAATAGATTTCCATGTAACTAAAATCATATCTGAAGAAAAAGATGTAGTATATAAATTATTAAATATAACAAAAGAACAGGTAGATAACGAAACAGAAGAATTGTGGAAAAACTTTCTTCTTGGAAATGGTGTAAAACAGACATACGAATATTGGGATGATGGTGGGACAAGAATAGATACAGAAATATTTAACTTAGATAAAAATCAGAAACCATATTATGTAGGTTATGTTGGGCAACATTAAAAGATAATAATAAACACAATAATTAAAGAGGAGGATTGCATGAACGAGAAATTTAACTTTGTTTTCTGTAAATACGCACATGGAAAGAATAAAAATTATATAAAATGTGCCAACTGCAAAAAAGATATGTGTCCAAGTGTTAGTAATATTTTATACGGTAAAGTATTCAAGTTACCTGTAATCAAACAAATATATAAATTAATCAGTAATATTTATTATGATATTGAAACAAAGAGATATGAAAATGACTACATAAACGAGTACGAAATAGGTGATATGAAACACATATGGGGACTTAAATCATATGATGATTTATCTTCAAGTAGCGGAGCTAATATACATATAATGAATGATATCGAATTACTCTATCATAAAGATACGGAAGATTATTCTATCAGTATTGAAACAATCTATATGTTTGAATTAAAAGATGGAGATATAAAATATCTTAAATGTCTATTGGATAACTTTACTAAATGGATGGACGAGCATGGATATAGAACAGATAGCAGGGTTAATTTATACGAAGTATTTACATATGGTAACAACATCAACACGCATTTTAAGACAATAGAAGAGTGTTATGCAAACTTTAAGATGCTAGTTAATGGGTATTGTAGTTTATAAAAGCAAACTGAATTAGGATTTTGTTGACATTTTTATGAAAGGAGAGCAATGGAAAAATTAATTGTAATATGGGGCAACGGATATGTTGGTGAATATGAGAAACGAGGAAAAGGATATTACCAGATATCAAACTTACATGAAGAAGTTTTCTGGGAAGTATTTAGAAAAGGTGTATTTAAAGATAAAAAAGATACTGCAAGATTTAAATTTATTCGTGGCAATGACATGGAGAAATTTGCAGCTACTAGAGATTTTATATTTTAACATCAATTGTAGTATCGATTTGAAGATTAGAAAGGAGTACATATGGAACAATCAGACGGTAATAAAGCCGGAGAAGCATTAAGAACTATATTAAACAGGTTAAAAACGATTAAAGATGAACCAGTAGAAGAATGCAAGAAGAGAGGATGTTTCCACTGCAAGAACTACGTTAGAAGAGAAGGATATAATCAGCAATGGGGAATGTATCAATTCTATAATAACTATTGTAACAAGGGCGTAGAAGAAGATAAACACATGTATATGGATAAAGATTGTGTATCATTTGAATTAGGTGAAAATCAGTATATTTATATGTCTGACAAAGAAAAAAGAAGGATTGAGCGAGGTTGTAGAATATGAAGAAAATTAAAGTAGTTGATTTTATTAAAACATTAGAAGAAATTTGTTTTGATGATGAAACAGAGTTAGTTTTCGACACACTAGATGGAACTACAGGAGAGCCGTATGATTTAGAATTAAATGAGTTTTATTTCGGTGATGCTTTATGTGTACCTAACGTGAATGAAATTAACATTGAATTTATGGTAAGCGATGAATTTATCAAGGCAAAATCAAGTGAATTGGTTAGTGATCTTGCTGAAGAAATCAGGGATGTAATTAATAAGTACAGATAAGACAACCAAATCAACAATTGCTTTGGTTATGAGAAAGGAGTGATAACAATAATTCAAGCACCATGTAAAGGCTGTCCAGATAGATATTTGGACTGTTATGATAAATGTAGTAAATTCAATACATATAAGTTAGAGAGTGATAATATTAAACAAATGAAATGAAATTGCGAGAAAATATATTTAGAAATTATATGGGGCAACAATCAAAAATAAATGACAAGAATAAGTTTGAGAAAAGTAAATTTCACAGACCTAGCGGATGTCAAAGTTAGAAAGGAGTATTGAAAATGAGTGATATCACAAGAAAAGGTTGGAAATGTGATGCTTGTGAAAAAGAATTTTTTGAAGGTCAGTATGGATATGCTAATAGATATAAAGTAATAATAGAGCATCATTCAAATACCATTGATGGTAATAATACAGATTTAAAAGATGTGTGTAAAGAATGTGTTGATAGGATAATAGATGCTTTAAATATTTAATAACCGGCTTAAAAAGGAGAGGTAATGAATAGTAATATAACACGAATTAACTGTAATGAACCAAGATCAATGTATTTATTCTTCAGTAGAGTACAAAGGATACTATCTAAAAATCATGGTGGAGTGGCACCAAAAGGATTGTGGAATGAATTAAAAGAACTTGAGATGGATGCACTAAATTATTACTTCTATGATGCATACTTAGATAAACAAAGAGAAACCAAATAAATGCGTTATTCGATTAGCTTAGTACAAATAATAATATACAATAATAAAGGAGAATGAAACAATGCAAGATGAACGTTATGTAATTGTAACAAAGGGAAATATTAAGAAATTTCCAATAGACAAAAGAAACAGATTTACATTAAAAGGTGACACCACAATGGATATATTTGAAGGTTATCTCTATATTTCTGAAGATTTAGCTTTGGAAGATATGGCAGATATGAATCTTAGTCCAAAGGAATACGAAGTTAAAAAATATAAATTTACAGTAGAAGAGGTTAAATAAATGGATATAACAATGTGTACTTCAAAAAATTGTGCGTATAAAGATTCTTGTCTTAGACATGATGACAGTAAAGCAAATAAACAGTACCAATCATATTGTAACTTTGAGATAGATTGTTACTTGGAAAATGGTTATGAATACTATATAGCACAGCAAAAATAATTAAATAATACATAATAATATACATAATAAAAGGAGAACCAATATGAGAATGAAAAGCATACTAAGCATCTTAATTGTTATATTAGGTGTGACCGCACTTATTCTCTCATATCAAAGTGGAACAAATCGTGCCGCTGCAAATGGATATGTGAGTAGAGGCACTATACAGGGCGAAAAATATTACGACATAAGCAAAGAAGAAGTTAATGATTTAGAAATGGCAAATGACAATACAGATATATATGAGCAAAAAGTTGAAGTAGGTGAAAGAGAAGTAGTGTCGCTCAAAACTGCTAAAATTGAAATAACCAATCGATGGAATATCACTTTAACTGATGAAGAAATCGATTTGCTTGCTAAAATTGTTTGGCTTGAAAGTCAAGGAGAAATTGATAAAGGACAGCAGGCTGTTGTGGAAGTAATATTTAATCGTATGAAGCATTGGGAATTTAAAGGTTCATTATATGATGTGTTAAGTGAAAAGAATGCATTTTCGACTTGGAAAAATAGAAGTATAGCTAATCCAACTGAAAAAGAATATGAAAATATTCAAAAGGTGTTAGATGGGAAAACAGATATTACAACTGAAAATCATGTATATTTCTCAACTTCCCCAAGAAACAAAAAAGATGTAATTAAAATAGGGAATCACTATTTTTGTAGTTATGAGTATGATTCAAAAGAAGATAAGGAGTGATCATAAATAGGTAAATTTAGAGATTTAACAGGAAAAACTTTTGGTAGATTGACTGTGATTAAAAGAGTAGATACTCCATCGCATGTAAGCAAAAATAATACAGATGTATATTGGTTATGTAAGTGTAATTGTGGGAATGAAAAAGATGTCTTTGTTAGAACCGCCAATTTAAACAATGGTAGAGTTTCTTCATGTGGATGTTGGCAACAAGAATCAAGATTAATACATAATCGAAAATATAATAAATTCGAATTATCAGGAGACTTTGGCGTGGGATACACTGAAGATAATCAAAAATTTTATTTTGATTTAGATGATTATAAACTAATAAAAGACGTATACTGGTCAATTGACAAAGATGGATATGTTTATAATTTTAAATCACAAACTAGAATGCACAGATTGGTTACAAATTGCCCAGAAGAATTCCAAGTTGATCATATTAGTCATTGTAAAGAAGATAATAGAAAATGCAATTTAAGAGTAGTTAATAACCAACAAAATCAAAGAAATAAATCTGTACATAAAAATAGTCAGACTCAAGTACAAGGCGTTAGAAAACAAATAAATAAGTATATGCCTTATATAGTTGTAGACGGAAAATATATTCATCTTGGTTCTTTTGAAAAAATTGAAGATGCTATATCGGCACGTAGAGAAGCTGAAGATAAGTATTTCGGAGAATTTAGTTATTATAAAAGCATAAACAGAAATCATAGTTTTTACAAGTAAAGGAGTGATACATATAAGAGATTATTATGAAACAGTAGAATCTAATCTTCAAGGTGATGATAGTTATAACAGTGAACGTTGCCCTGAATGTGGAGGTATGATGGATTACACGTATGAAACTGGTGAAGCATGGGGTGGATATTTTAGACAGAAAATAAGATATTGTCTACATTGTGATTATGAAGAAACAGTAAATTAGAAAGGTGGTTTAATATGACAATCGAGTTAATAATAATGGCTTTATTTATATTAATTGTGTTATTAAGTACAATTATGGTTAGTGGATATTATAACAAAACAGAAGACAAGCAACACTACTTTGATAGTTTTACATTAGAAGAATGTGAACAACTATATCAAAAAGATATAACAACTGATATTAATAATGGCAAAATAACAGGATTTGAAATGAATTTAAATAGATAGGAGATACATAAATGAAAATTAATAATTTACAAGTATATGGATTAAATAATGCTATTAGATGTAGTAAATTTCCTATGGCAATTGATACTAATCAGATTAATGAATCTGTTACACAAACAGTAATTAATTTAGGCAATTCAGATATAGGACATGGTCATGACCAATTTATTACAGGGATAATAACACAATTTGATTTAACATTTTCAATTAAGGCATGGGTTGAAGCTGAAAGGTATCACTTCTTTGATTTTATTTCAAGCCAATCTACAATGCATAGAATAGCAAAATTTGATATTAAATCTCAATGTAATGAGTATGTAACAGAAAATACAATTAATGAAGCGAATAGATTAAAAAATATATATTTAAACACGCAAGATAAAGAAGATTATTTAACACTGCTATATAATGTTCCAACTGGATTCCAATTAACTGCTGGTATGACAACTAATTATAGGCAATTAAAAACAATTTATACACAAAGAAAACAACATCGATTGCCAGAATGGAGACATTTTTGTGAATGGATTGAGACATTACCACATTTTAAAGAGTTATGCTTAGGAGGTGAACAATGTTAATCTTAACAGGTAAAAGTGCTACAGGAAAAGATTCTATCGCCGAAGAATTAATTAAACTTGGATATTCACGCATTATTACTTATACAACTAGACCTATGCGTGATGGTGAAGTTGATGGAGAAACATATCATTTTATTTCCGTAAGTGAGTTTTTAAAGAAATACATAGATGGTGAGTTTTTAGAAGTGAATTACTATACCACAAAATTAGGTGTTTGGTTTTATGGATCTAGTTTAGCTGATTATCAAAAATCAGATAATAATACAATTTGTGTACTTACCCCTTGTGGTATTAAAAAACTAAAGCAAAATAATATTAAACATACTAGTTTTTTAATTAATGTATCAGATAATGAAATACTGAAAAGACAAATTATGCGTGGAGATAATCAGGATGAAGCCGAAAGAAGATTTATGGCTGACAAATTAGATTTTGCTGATATTGATGATTTAGTAGATTGTACAATTCAAAATGAAAATAAAAATGCTTTTGATGCTGCAAAAGAAATTGATGCAATATATAAATCTTTAAAGGAGAGTGAATAATGGAAACGTTTAGAATATATACCTGCGGTGGTATGAGTGGGCTTGATTGGAATTCTCAAAATGCATGGCGTTCAACTGTAAAAGAATATTTAGAACGTGTTGAGTGCCCTTATAGAGTAGTAGTATTAAACCCATGTGACTATTACAACTTTGAAACAATCACACATCGTACAGAAAAGGAGGTGATGAATTTTGATCTTAATTTAGTTCGTAAATCAGATTTATTATTAGTTAACTTTAACAATCCAAATAGCATAGGTAGTGCCATTGAACTCTTTGCGGCTTATGATAAACACATCCCTGTGGTAGCAATTTGTGAAGGTAATGAGCTGGAAATTCATCCATGGTTATTAGAATATGTAGATAGAATGTTCTATACAATGAAAGATGCATTGAAATACATAAAATCATTTTATTTGGTGGAATAAATAAAAGATTCAAATCATACTTATGAATAGTATATTTAGGGAGCGTGATAAATATAGAAAAATTAATAATTAATAAAGAAGAAAAAGATGAAATGATTATACTTACAAAATTTCTATTAAAAAAACAAAAGATTTCAGAACAAGAATATAGGAGAATCATTGATGTAATAGGTACATATACAAATAATTAAAACATGAAAAGAACTTATACATTGTATAGGTTCTTTTAACTTTATATGAAACACAAGTATGAGTTGACAAATGTAAACAGAAATGATAAATTATAAGTAATAAATCGCTGGAGGTGTAAAATGAACGCAGTATACTATTGCAGAGTTAGTACAGAAGAAGATAGTCAAGTAAAAGCAATGGAAAGTCAAATTCAAGAAGCAAAAAAATGTATTGAAAATAATGATTGGATTGAAATAGATGGTTATGTTGATGAAGGTAAAAGTGGTACTGCAACAACTAAAAGAGATGAATATAATCGACTATTAAATGATTTAGAATCAGATAAATTTGAAATTATTGTTATTAAATCGCAAGACAGATTAATGCGTAATACAAAAGATTGGTATATTTTTATCGATAAACTTGTTACTAATAATAAAAAATTATTTTTTTATTTGGAAAATAAATTTTATACACCAGATGATGCACTAATTACAGGAATAAAAGCCATTCTTGCTGAAGAATATAGTCGTGATTTAAGTAAAAAACTCAATAATGCTCATAGAAATAGGCAAGAAAAAGGGAATAGTGTTGTAATTACGTCTTCTACATGGGGATATGATAAGATAAATAAAGAAGTAGTTGTTAATGAAAAAGAAGCTGAAATTGTGAAGTTAATATATGATTTATATATACAAGGTTATGGTAGTAGAACAATTAGTAAGGAATTAAGTAACAGAGGAATAAAAAGCAGAACTGGCAAAGATTTTGCTGAAATTACAATAAGAAGGATTATTAGAAATCCTCTATTTAAAGGAACAGCGGTAATGAATAAACGCCATATGGATTTTAACACAAAGAAAACTTATCACAATCCTGAAAGTGAATGGATATATCACGAAAACGCTGTACCACCTATTATTTCATCAGAAATTTGGGAACAAGCTAATAAAATAATGGATACAAAATCTAAAGAAGTACATGGAGAAGAATTTGGTAAAAGAAGACAGGGTAAAAATTTAGGAAAATTTAATTTATCAAGTAAAATAATCTGTGGAGAATGTGAATCAGTTTATTGGAGAAGATATCGCAAAAATACTAAAGGTGAACAGATAGTTGATTGGAGTTGCAGTGAATATGTTAAAAGAGGTCGTAAAAATAAAATTGATTCAAGAGGAAAGAATAAAATTAAATTAAATGCTAAAGAAGGTGGATGTGACAATATCCATATAAATGATAATGATATATATAATATTATTGTTAAAATATCAAATAAAGTATTTAATAAGGATAAAAACAATATTATCGATAAATACACTGCCGTTTTAAATATTGCTTTCTCAAATGAAACATTACAAGATGAAAAACAACAGTTGGAATCAGAGAAAGTAAAAATATTAAACCAAAAAAATATATTATTAGATAAACTACTTGATGATATAATAACAAATGATGATTATAAACGAAAAGATTATGAGTTAGAAAATAGATTAAATCAGATTATAGCCAAAGAAGAGACTCTAACAGAACGAGAAAAAGAAGCATCTAGTCAAGAAAAAAGAATTAATGAACTAAAAGAACTATTAGAGATAGAAGGTAACGATGAGATAAAGGTTGACAAAATTATAAGCCATATAGAGAAGATAGTTATATTCCCAGATTACATGAAAGTTTACTTAGATTTTTATGATGAAATAAATATTAATATTCAAAAAGGAGAAAAAGGCAAAAAAGAATATCTGTATGTAGACACAGGTAAATACCTGATACCACATACAGACAAATATCACTACGATGGACAAGCCAAAGAAGTAAGAGTTAAGTTATATATATAATTATATTCGTAAAAAATAGGAGATAGACGAATAAACAATCTATCTCCATACATAAATTCCACTAATTAATCCTCTCTTTTATACCAACAGTCTACGTAAAGCTTCAGCTCCCAACTTTCCGTTTTTTAACCATCCATTTTTCTTTCTAAAATCATTAACCGCTGCTGTAGTTAAAGAACCCCATTTGCCATCCGTAACTAAATGTATATCTAGTTTTTCATTTAGTGCTTTTTGTATTATTTTAGTAATAAATATATTGTTGTTTTTTGCATCAAAAGTTGTACCGTTTATACCCACATTTGCAATTTGGAAATGAGGTGAATCTACATTGGTAGACCAGTTTGCTCCAGCCTCAAATCCATATTTTGACATTATTTCAATTATCTTTTGAGTTTGTTTATCTTTTGTATTCCAAATAGCTGTCATCTCCCCATCAATTTTTCTTTGTGGAATTAAGTCAACTGCATTCTTTTTTGTATGTATACTATTAAGCGTCCATGTGATTTTACTACCTTCTCTAGTACGACCTTGTGCATATAGATAATTTTGTCTTTCTTGACTTCTGTAAGTTTCAACTATTAGTGGTGTAATACCATTTTTCTCTATTTCATCAATTGCTAAATTTAATAACACTTGACACAGCGGATTAAGTTTTTTTATATCTCTGCATTGTTCTATATTTTTTGCCATTATAATTCTCCTTTCATTACATTAAAAAAGAGTGGGAGATTAGCCCACTCTGATAATATATGTATTATTATTTTTTGTTGATTGTATACCCACTTAACTCAGTTACTAATCCTTCAATCAGAATATCTATTTGTTCTTGTGTAATTTTAATACCTTTTTGTGTTGCATAATGACTTATTGCATCAATGACATAAGCCTTCTTTTCTTCACCTGATTTCGGTATGTTTTTATAAATTGATTCAGCAGCATTAACGCATTTTTCAATAAAATCTAATACGTCAGCATATTTAGAGTTTTCTAATTTTAATTTAACAAATGGAATTATGTATCTAAATACCACTAAAGCTAAAATACCTATTGTATACTTAATAATTGTAAATAATGTTTCATTCATAATTTATTCCTCCTATTGATTTATAATCTGATTAATATCAACTTGATCTTTAAATTCTTGTGGCAAAGAACTTATAATTTTTATTCGATTTTCCACTTTACTTTTTATGTAATAAAATGTATTCGCAGCTGTAACTTCTCCCCATGATGCTAAGGTAATATTCTCGATTGGAGATACATCAATTTTAAAAATAATACCAACTAACATAAATAAAGTGAGAGATATAGCAATAATATAACTTGTAACTAAAATTTTTTTACTGAATTCCATTTTCTTTTTATTTTCTTTAATCATTACATCACCTTACTTCCCATCGTAAAAACTATTATGCTCAAGACAATATTGATATTTATTTGAGATATACTTAAAAGCCAGGTCTATTTGACCATTAGTTAATCCTTTTGTCTCAACATAGTTATTATATCTATCATGTAATGATATAATATTAACATAATTTTCCTTACTCTTTTCTTCACCTCTCATTAATTCATCGGCAAAGTTTAATATGTTTCTACGCATACTTTCAACTTTATGATCCTGAAGATCATACTGTAATGTTTTTACATCAGATTGAATTTGTGAAATATCTTTTTTGACATCTCTATTCAATCTATTACCAATCCATCCTAATAACATTGATATTGGGTTAAATTTAATTGGAGATATTTCAAATAGCATCCCACTCCCAAATAGTATCCAACCTCCGTATTTTATATAATCTAATATTTCTTTTTCCATCCCTCAATTTACACTCATCCTTTCTTTTTTATTGTAACTTGAAACTTACTGGATTACGTGTTATAATTAATTAGCACGAATCATTAGTGTTAGAGGATGTTGGTAAATCCCAAAATGCGTCAACATCCTCTTTAATTAAAAAAACATTAAAATAAGAGCCAATATAAGGCTCTATAATTTTTTACCCATAATCTAATACCTAATTTACATTTTAATGCCTATATAAAGGCTGTACAAATTAATATAATACTTATAATCAACAAAAATTCCACTCTGGATAAAACACAGATTTTATAAAGAATTACATAGTAAAAGAGTGGCAGAATATAACCACTCTTTATTTTTATGTTATTTAGTTGCTTCGCAATAGTATCCTATTGCTATCTAAATAATGCAATTTCTTTGATTTTGACTGTTCCTAAATTAGTTAAAACTAATTCCACATATCCAGTACCGTATACGTCAGATATATCGACCCACAATTCATAATTTGTTGTATCATATTGGTAAGTCCCCTTTTTAATAAAAGTATTATAAATCGTAGCACTAGTATTAACACCAGTTCTTGCATCTGATGTAAGTCTAATATCTAATGTATTACCTGTAGTATTTATAAAATCAATATCACACATCAAATAAAGACGACTATAATTATCAAATTTTAACTGATCATCAAATACAAGTCCTTGATAACCATTTCCAGTTGCACCAGACATAGTAAATATGATTTGATTATTTGTCGTATCTTCTACAACTGTTGATGTATTTCTATCTTCAGCCAAAACCGAACTAGACACGTACGCCATATATGTATGTTTTGTGACACTTAAATGATGCCTATCAGTAACTACTTTTTTTTCTGTATCTGCAAGTTGTACTGGAGTATATGTTGCGTAATCATTTCCTGTAAAGTACGGATTATCCCAAATAATTCTACTATCTGCACTGCATTGATATAATTTTCCTTGTGGTGTAGTTGGTAATGCATCATATTCTATGGTTACTATTTTTGGATCAATTATATGTAATGTGCTATATGCTTCAAGCCATAATGTAGGATTCGTCGTAGATAAAGGTCTTTGAATGCTACAATTAATCATAGTTATTCTACTTTTACTCCAGACAGTAGATCCTATAACCCTCAATACTCCACTACTAGCAGGGCTTTCTGAATGACAATTTAATAATGTTGCTCTACTCGCATATAGGTAATATGCAACTAAAGCCCCTCCATCATTAGAACAATTTATAAAAGTTACGTTCCCTTTTATTTTATATCCATATACGTTGACTCCATTTAAATGACAATCTTTAAACATAAGAGTAGTTGCTCCAGAACTATCAGACCATGACACAAATCCATTTAATAATAAATTAAATTCAATATTTTCAAATAAATCAAAAGAAGCATATCTGCTTGATTCAATTCCAGTGTTCATATTATGAAAACCCAAATTAATAAATCTAGCAAACATCAATCCATATGAATATATTCCATAAGATACACGAGTGCTTGCAGTACTTTTTAATGTTAAATCACTTATGTGAACATATTTACTTATAGATTGATTGCTCCAAATACTTGTAATTGCAGTATTTGATTTTGTAAGTTCGTTACCTATTATAAATATCGCATCTATGTCAGTATAATCAGACAAGGTAGATGTTGTATTAGTATTTTTTATAATATTAGTTATATCTCGACCAGAACCAAATATAATGGTATTAGTTCCTGAATTATCAAATTGAGTACCATATATTATTAGAGGTGCTGATATTAGATAATCTCCTTTAGGTAAAAATAACTTCATCTTGTTTTCATATGTATAATTAATAATTGATTGCAATGCAGAAGTATCGTCTGTAACGCCATCTCCTACTGCGCCTACTAAAGGCAATGGTGGATATTTTGCATTTATAGCTGTTAATAACAATCGAGACGTGTTAGATGCCAATTGCGAACTAACTTCATTTACAGCACCAACTAAATTGGATTTTTCAGTAGTATTTAATACTGTTTTATCTCCAATATCAGTAGTATTGGTATCAATTCTACCTTTATTTTCATTAATTGCCCCAACCAAATCAGTATTTGATGTGGTATTTAGATTTGATAAATTACCTACTCTTTGTCCAATTTCTTGCAATGCTGCATTTGTATTATCAGTAGTATAATAATTTCCAGTATCTAATATAGGTAATTGGCTTGCGTTTTCTAATCCAGCACCAGCAGAAGCAATTATCATCCAATAATTTATATCAGTAGGTAAAACACCTTTACATGGTACTTTGTTTAAATATGAACTACCATTATATGTAACTTTATTGCCTACGACATATGATGTTGTTGGATTATACTCTTCCCAAAAGTTTCTTGCATTCTCATTTGTTTTTCTCTGATTCTCGTTTATAATCATTTCTGCATTCAAAGCTTCAGAAGTTAATACTTTATTTGCTTTAACAATCTTCATTTTTACCTCCTTTTGTGTATAATAAAAAGAGTGGTGATTAACCACTCTTGAGTTATGTGATATTTAGTTACTTCGCAATAGAATCCAATTTCTAATTAAACCAATGGAATTGTTTGTGATCCGCTATTTGTTAAAACATATACTTTAACACTATCAATCCATATACTAACATCTTGACCGATAATCGGTTCTATTATAAAGTATGGATAATACGTTCCAGCACTTGCGACAACTGATGAATAATGAATATATTCACACCATTTTTTATTAATGTGCATTATTTGAGGATTTCCCAATCCTGCCGATCCTGTAAACCTCATTTTAATATTTGATTGAACATTAGATTTTAATTTTATAAAACATAATAAAGTATCGCCAATGTTTGCTGTAAAACTAGTTCCATTTAATGAGCCTTGTTTAGTAACACCATTTCCAAGAACATCAATTCTATAGCTTTGCATTGCTGTTAAAAACGTAGATGTGTCAACAACTCCACTTAATCCAGTATCCGTATTAGTTTCGGAAGAATCAAAATCTCTATTGATTGTTGGTGATTGCGTTAACCATATAGGGTTAATATCGGTTGATAATCCATTTTTTGCTACGCTTGACATAGTAGTTATGGCGTTAGAATTTATATTAATATTTTCTAATATTGGTATTCCGCCATGTACAGTCGCACTACCAGAAGTAACTTTAAAATCTTCGAGTTTAATAACCGTATTATCATAATCAGTACATATAAATCCTTTTCCTGAGTAATTTGCCATAAATATAGATTTCATATGTAGCGTACCACATTTATTTATCATATTTATAAAATATTTATGATTCTGCAATGTGTCAGCCAGTGATAAATGGGCGTTTTCAATTTTAATATTAAAACAATTATCAAACGTTATAATTGATGAATCACTGGATGTTATAACACGTTCAAACCACGGACTATTAAAATAGATTTGTTCACAATCTTTCATTCTTAAAACTTCATTATTGTAGAAATTTTCAATAGAAAAACTTCTAAATTCTACTTGTTTTACTATTTCCATATAAACCACAGGAGATAAAGTTACTGTGTTATCACCTTGAATTTCTACTTTATCAAATATTAGTATATTGTTCTCATTAATGCCAGTATCTCGTTTTTCTGCTCTAAAGCCACACTTTTGAAAAAATACATTTTTCATTGAAACCCATAGAACGCCCTTGTATTTCAATGCGTATTTATTAGTATTAGCGAATATTATATTTTCTATGTGGAATCCTGCGCAGTTTTCAAGGCTTAATACGTCATTTCCTGTAAATTTTCCGTTTTTGATAACCGAGTTTAATCTAATTGCATCGCTATAATTCAACCAATAGCCAGTTCCTGTGTAATTTATAGTTGCACCGTTCAAGTTTAGTACAATTTGTTTTGTTACTAAAATAGGAGTTGTTACTTCGTAAATCTTGCCGCCACTAAATATTATTTCTTGACCGTTTATCGCCTTTGTGATAGCATTAAAAATCTTTTCATCATCTGTATCACCTTCTTTTTCCACATGGATAATCTCTGCCAATTGCGAATTAACTTCATTTACTGAACCTACTAGATTTGTTTTTTCTATCGTTGTTAAAGCAGATAAATCACCAATTTCAGTGTCGTGTTCATTAATTGCATTAACTATATTTTCTTTGTTTGTAGTATTAAGAGTTGCTAAATCACCAGTTTTAGTATCAACTTCAGTTTTTGTATATACATTAGTTATGCCTAAGTCAGCAATAGCAGTGGGAGTAGTACCACTTTGAACTCTACCCTTAATATCAGTAGTGACTTTTGTATATGTACCGACTGTGCCAAAATCAGATAATACACCATCGGCAGCTTGATTTGCAGCATCAGTAGCAGCTACAGCGTTGTCAATTAAATTTTGCAATTCAGTAGGTAATACACCATCATTATCAGTAATTTCATAAATATTTTTCGGATTATCTTTATCTGTTTGTGGAAGAGCATCATATTCAGCTTGTGTTACATAAAAATAATCAGGTCTTAATTCTTCACTAGCAATACGCTGATTTTCGGTTTGTATACGAATATCTTCAGCATTCTGTACATTTATATTTGTTTGATTTATTATATTTGTGGCATTTATAGCATTTTCTGTGGCAATTTCAGCATTCGTAATAGCAGTTTCAGTTCTACTAATTGCATCATTCATATCAAATATTAAATCACCAACAGAATTCATAGCATCTGTTAATGCATTAAATTCATTTGTACTAATAACTGTATTATCATCTAAAGCTGATTTGTCTACTCGTATTTTAAATTTAGGGGTGGATAATAATTTCTGCATTGTAGTGCCATCACCATTATCTATTGTTTTATATAATCTAAATTCAGCATCCAAATTACCATCCAATATAGTAGTTTGTAATGAAATTGGATATATAATTTGATTATTCTCAATGATACACTGATTAAAAATACCATTGTTATCACGTTTAGTACATGCAAATATTGCAATAGCACCATCTGGTATAGTGTAGATCTCGCTGTCTTTCCATACGTTTGCGACAATGTATCTCGAATTCTCGTCATATTGTTTTGTATAAACAACATCTAAATGTTTTAAACTGTGGAAATCTACGTCTATGTTATAAACAATATCTGATTCATAATTAATCGCCATTTAAACACTTCCTTTCGTATAATATTGTTTGTTTATTCTTCTATCATAAATTCCAAATTAAATAGGGTAGTAGCTTTAACATCTACTTTATCTAAGTCAGAAAGTTTAATTTTATGTACATCAATCGTATCCTCACAATTTAATAAATCTTGTTTTTCTTTTGTAAATTCATGTACATATTTAGGTGCAATTTTAAATTGATTGCTTTCATCAATCTTAACTTCGCCATTTTCATCTTTAAGAGCATATTGTTCAATTAATTTTTTTTCGCAATCACTAAAATCTTTAATAGCATCAGTTAATTTACGATAATTTTTATTTAAATTCCAACTGATTTTACTTGGTAATTTTTCATTCATTAACTCCTCAATTGCGTGTATAGCAGATATAACCTCATAATTTTTTAAAGTAATTTCCATTCAAATATTCCTTTCATTTGCTTTTATATTTTTGAGCATAATAAAAGAGCCTGATATTAATCAGACTCAATTAGCTTGTACCATATTTAGTTATCATTTTTTAATAAAATATTCTTATAATAATTCCATATGACCTATCGTTTCCTATTGTGAGCGTCACTGTTTGCAATTCTTCATTATATGTTATATAATCCAAATCTTCTGTCAAAATAGTATGTAAGTAGTGTTTTTCATTCCATAATTTTTCTTCACTATCAGATACAATTAATATACCATTTTTTAACTCCATTGTTATATTTTTTAATTCATAACATATAAGTGGGAGAGTACCATTGCTATCGGTATATAATTCAAATACCTTATATAGATGTGGGTATTCTTCGTTGTACATTGTATCAAAGAATGAAATTAAGTCTTCTATATCTTCTTTAGTAGCAGTAGGATATGGAGTTATTTCAATATGAGTGTTAGGCATTAGCGGATACCTCCTGAAGTAAAGTAGTATCAAACTCATCCAATAACTGATTCTTCTTGATTAGTCGATATATAAACTTTAATCCTTTTGGAATTACTAATGTTACGATTGAAATATGCTTAGTTTTTTCATTTTCTTCAACAACCGTTTTAAAATATGGCGACTTTATGTATTTACCCATTGGCTCGTTATACCCAGTTTGTTTCGATAATATTTTCTTTTCACGTAGAAGAGAACAGAGAGTAGTTCTACCTATTTCAATATTATCAGCAACTTGCTTTAATGTTAATAATCCTTTTCGCTGCATTAAATTTCGTGCTAGTTCTGCATCTGGTTCAAGTTCTGAAATACGTTTTTTATATTCTTCATTTGACTTGATTAAATCATTTACCATTGATTTTTTAGTTGTATCACTAAAAGAAGAGAAGTTATTATTCACAAATTCTTCTTCTCGACCTTCTTGAACAACGCCACCAGTTAATCTGATTTGTTTAAGATAAGCTTTGATGTCTTTTCTAAGTGTTTTAGCAATTGCCTTACGAGAAGATATTAAAGTATCATACATTCCATCTTCATTTATAAATAAAGATTTTTGTTCTCCTCCAAGGGTGTATTTTAAAAATATACCCTTTTGATCTTCCGTTAACTCTGCTTGTTTAAGCATTTGACTAACATTTTGTACACTTAGCCAATTTGCAATATCAGACGCTAGAAAATATGGATTTTCATAATCACCATAAAAATCTATTTCTAATTTCTTGCTTACTAAGTTCATTGTTCCTGCTAACTTTAATACTTTTAATTCATCTTTCATATTCATTTCCTCCTAAAATATAATTGATATTATTTTAGAAGTATGATAATATAACAATATAAGAGTAACATCCTTATGTATGACAGTCACTTATCTTTTCGAGGGAGTAGTGACTGTCTTTTTTATTTACCACGTTTTAAGTTAGATTTAATCACGTTTATTGCATTATCATTAAATAAATAACTTCCTTTCGCTGTTTCTCTAAAATCTGATTCATTTAAATTTAATGATTTTGCCAGTCTGATTAAATATGCTGTCGTAATATCCAGCATTCTTGAAACTTCTGTAGTAATGTATACTTTCCTTACATCGTCATTCATATACATACCTCCTTGTTACAAGATTAACTTTATCATCATTAAGGCTAAATGTCAATACTAAATATGAAAATTTTACTAATTATTTTTCCATCAAAAAGCACCTACTTTTTTAAGGTAGATGCTTAATTTTTTATTAATTTTATAAAACAAATAAGACTGAAACAGAATTGGCTACACCATATCTGAAACAATCTTATCTATCGCTTTCGCTAAGAATCATGGCTACACCAGTCATCCTATATAAAGTATATTACTAAAATTCAAAATTATGCAAGTATCATGGTTACACCAGTTAATTACTTACAAGACTATACAAAGAAATGGCTACACCTTAGTTTGTATGTCTAATTGAATGTTATCACAATTAAATGTTTAAGTCAATATAGTTTTTACCCTATTCTAAAAGATTTTTAAATCCAAACCTACTCTCTGTACAATCATTATATCCTTTATATACTTTATCTTTAAATATTGCATATAATCCACAATAATCATTACTATTAATCAAATGCCTTACAAAAGCCATTGGTATAAAATCTGCCAATTGAACTCCTAAGTTGTTATCTGATTTTAATGGGAAACTCAATATAGACAATCTATCCATTATAGTCATAGAATCAATAAATAGCGTACCACCAGTGATTAAACGATAATAGCAAATTTGAAGATATTTATTTTCTTTGAGATTCCTTGATTCTATAAAGAATGATCCAGTTGCGTTTTTACTCAAAAGAAAATGAACAAAATTTTCTAAAATAATTTGAAGCGTAATATTATAAATATCATTTGTATGATTATTAAAGTACATGTCACTATATTTTTTAGTATCTATAGATGATACGAATACTTCGATATCAAGTTCTTTTATCAATTTCTTAATTCCTTCAAATAATTTTATACGGATAGTGTTATCTGTTAGAAACTCAAATCCTTTTCTATTTTTACGCATATCATATAAATGAAGAGGTAATTCTGGATTTGGCATATTCTCAATTTTAATCTTCTGTAATTTAGGTTTTAAGATATTTTCATAATCATCTATTTTAATTGCATATCCCCCTAGAGCAAAATATGTTCCAAACGCATTTGGTTTTATTTCATCTAAAAATAAATAGTATTCGTCCATTTCAGCTCTCCTCATCAGTATTTAATAATAATGCCATTATATACCAAATATGGAGAAAATACTAGAGTAACTTATAAAAGCAACTACTTTTTACGGTAGATGCTTAATGATTTATATTAATATGCAAATATTGTTAAAAGCGGGTCCGCATCGATAAATCCTTATTTTAAGCCTATTGTAGCGATTTTTTATCGATAAAAATAGCCATTTTGACTACTTTTAGTCCGCCTCATTTTTAAATTTTTTCATCAATTGGTACAGCAAAAGAACGTCTAAACATAGTTTCTAATTCATCCCATGAGTCGCATGCTCTAAACAAAGCCATATCAGAATAAATCAAATCTCTAAGCTGAATATAACCATATTCTTTAGAAAGTCTTTGATGTAGTTTATTCTTTCTATAGTTCTTTCCTTTAATAATAGGATTAAGACGTTTTAATTCATCTAATACGCCATCTGGTAATCTATGATAAATTAAAAAATTTGTTAATTTACCAACATAAGAATTATGATAGTGACCATTATATTCCCATTGTTTTAATCTATATAATTCTTTGTAAAATTCATCTGGAAAAACCTTAGTCCAAGGTAATAATTCTGCACTAATATATGCAGCTAATATTTTTTGTAGTTCTTCCTCTTCCCGATCTTTTTCATATCCTGTGGCTTCATCAATCAAAGCCGTAATACCAACTTTTGATAATGCTCTAACCAAAATACCACTCATTATAGCTAGTGGCTTTTGACTATCGGTTAATACTTTATCATCATCTGCTTGTAAATAAACTTCACATATTAATGGGAGTATTTCTGCATTATACCCAACATATTTAACTTTACCATTTTTAGAAGTATATTTAACTTCTAAATCAAATCCATCTGAAAATACATTATTAATATACGGTTCTAGATTTTTAGCATCCAAAAAACTTGGCATATTTTCTAATCTCTTATCTGACAAAGATTTTCCCTTTCTTGCCCTGCCAAAAGCTTCAAATACTGCTGTCGATGTTAATACTCTTGTCTTATCATCTAAAACTGCACAACCTAGCTCTTTCCCATTGATTTTAACTTTACCTGAATATAATCGTTTTGGTAATTCACTCATTATTTTATCCTCCTCATTGGTATATAATCTTATCATATTACATTATATACCAAATTGGAATAAAATACTAGAATAATTTAAAAAGAGCCGAAGATTTGGGAATCAACGACTCTTGGGGATAACTTGTTATTTTATTGTTATTATTTATTCTACTACTACATCACATAAAAGAACTATTACTTCTTTGTTTGGATTTGTAATTGTACACTGTATCTTAGTATTTCCTTTTTTCAATGCTGTTACTATACCACCAACAGATGTGACTTTTGCAACAGATTTGTCCAATGATACAAATTTTACTTTAGCTTTTGTAAGTTTATTTTCAACATCAATATCAAAAGTGTCATTAACAGTTAACTCTAATTCAGAATCAGATAATGTAGTAACGTCTTCAATTTCAGAAATATTATCAACTGTTACATTGGAATTTAATTCATAAACTTTATCATCAACAGTAGTAACTTTACATGTTATTTTAGCTTGTCCATTTTTTAAGCCTTTAACAACACCTTTTTTATTAACTGTGGCTATTTTAGTATCACTTGACGACCATTCGTATGTTGCACCATCTTCCCTGTCTATTAGATTAATATCATATGATGCAGAAGTTTCTAGTAGAAGAGAAGTAGATGTAAGTGTGGTAGAAAAATATTTTTGTTGAGTACTATTATCTGGTTCTGATTGACGTATATCGTCGTTTATAACTGGTACAACTATTTCATCTGTTCCTATAATTTTAATTTTAATTGGAATTAGTTCTGGTAAATATGTGTTATAATCAATTATAATTAAATGAGCATCAACAATTTGTTCTCCATAGACAATTTTATCTAGTGGATTATTCCATCCAATATCAGCTATAATTGTATCACCATTGAATTTAACTGTAGTTGCCAAAACTCTGTACCTCATCAATTCCTCTCCGGCAATTGCTTCAAGAGGAGATGAACTATCTTTTGTATCATTTACCTTAAATGAAATTTCATATTCACTAGGACACTCTTTTAATGTAAATGGTTGCATATCAGTGGCATTAACTATATTAAATGGTAATATAACTAAGATAAATAATAAAAAAGTACTAAATAGCTTGTAATATTTTTTCAATTTATACACCTCCTAATAATATTATACCACTAATTTTACAAAATACAACAATATCATAATAACTTTTCTTCAATATTTTTTAGTTTTTTCATTATTATAGGTATAAACTCTTCATATCTTAAAAAATATTTGTAATCAATAATTTCACTTGTTGTGTCATATTCACCGTCATCATTTTTAACTAAATATATTGGCTCTTTTACTAAACCTCCAAATTCCTGTGTGGTAATGCCATTTTTCAACAATAACCGTTCAACATCTTGTGCTTTCATACCAGCGTGAAATCTATCGCTTGTTCCTTCATTATATTTAAATAAATACGGAATTAATTCATCTAACATTTTAATATATCTATCATCAATTTCTACAAAACTATTTTTCATTCTTTCGTCTGAACTAGTAATTATTCCAGATGAATTATAAACATTATTTGCATATACACTTGCCCAGTAAGCAGCACTACTCCCTAATCCCATACTACTGGAATTAGCATTTAAATTATATGCTGTACTAATAAAAGCAAAATAATACATTTCACTACTTGAACGTGTTAATTGCCCAGCTGTGGTCGCCCAACCAGTAAATTGTGTACTAGATATATAATTGCTACTTATAGTTGAATTACCAACGGTAATTCCAACTGGTGTAATAGTTGTGTTTGATCCTCCTTGTGATACATTGATATAATTAGTTGATAATATTCCACCAGATATTGTAGTAGAGTATGATGCTCCACTTGAATTTATGGTCGCTCCTGTTATTGTTCCACCTGTGATTGTTGCAGAAGACGTAATATTACCACTAAAAGTTCCACTGTTTAATGTAGCATTATTAGCAGTCAAATTTCCTAGTGAATCCACAATAAATTTATTATTAATATTCATTAAACCACCTGTAATAGAGCCGCTAAATGTACCATTTGTAAACGTACCATAGTTAGCTGTCAAATTTCCACTGCTATCAACAATAAATCTATTGTTAATATTCATACTACCACCAGTAATTGTACCATTAAACACAGCATTGCCACTACCATCAATATAAAATTGATTCACACCACTCTTAGTTAATTTAATGCCATCTGTGGCATTTAATCTTATAGAATTAGTACCTTTATTAATAGTAATATCACAATTTGTAAATGTTGCACCATCTTTATTTAAAACGATAGAACTATTTGCATTCTCAACATATAAATTTTCAGTGATTGTTACTCTACCGATTAGATAGTCTACATTAATCCCCATGACTGTATTTCCATCTGGGGCAATCATTCTACCAAATGCACTATTAGCACTAGCGAATCCATCATCAGAAAACATCATCACATTACTCGTTAACCACATTTGATAAGGTGAATAATCGTTTATATTTTCATCAAATTGTCTTGCTCTTAATCCAAACGTACCAAATGTAATTTCTTCTTTATCACTTGAAATCAATTTATTATATGTAGCATTAAGCATACCGTTTTTAAATTCAAGAAAACTTGAAGTATTCCTTACTGCCGAATCATAAGGTATCTTATTCATAGAAAATGAGCTAGAAGTTCTAC